ACGCAAACATAAATCATGTCCATCTCCTTAAGTTGACAGGTTGAATCAAACTATGCGACAGCAAGTGCTTATTTTCGTCGGAAATCGACGGCCACCAGTATCCATACTTATCACTTCGAGCGTAGACCCCACCGTGGTACGTACAGTATTTGACGCTCAAAGGAACGGCATCGATATCCTGCATCTTCCCGTGAGGGACGATCCGAAGAGACTCTGCTTTCACTTTCTCGATTTCAGCTTGCGCCTCTTCGAGCTTGTTCTGCAAAGCATAGTAGCTCGACAGATGAACGTAGAACCCATCTCCGTGTTCCTCCATAGCCGGGTCGCCTCGCTTAATGCAAGGCATGAATCGCTTAACGTCCACTTTCAAGCTCCGGGATCAGTTCAAAGAAAGCCTCGGCTGAAGAGTACTTATCCGTCTCAGCATGTTCCAAAATCCACTGGACCGCCGCTTCCCGTGAAGGTTCCAAGTGACCGTTGTACACAAGATCCCGGACAAGCTCGAACGTGCTGCCATCGCCGTAGTCGTAAGCAGCTTGAAAAGAGTCACATCCGGTGCAAGATCCGAAGTAGTCGCTGATTAGCAACACACTTCCGTCGGCGAACTCATACGCCCAGGCACAAACACCTTGGTAGTCATCAGTCCAGTAGCTGGCTATGCGGTCAGCCACGCCCTCGAACACGTTCGCCAAACAGTAGTCACGATCACACGTGAACTCAAAGTTACGCTTAGTTTCCACCAAATTTACAAGATCACTGCGTTGAATCATTTTAAACTCTCCCTTCTTCGATTTCTCTTAATCGATAGTCGTTGTTGCCGAGTCTCTCGACCCTTCCATCCCATATGTGGACGACCCTCACCACTGCATCTGTGTTAGAGAGGTCTACATCAAAGAAAGATAACAAACATTCAAGCCCCGGCTTCTCCTGCCACCAAGCTACCAAGTTATTGTCAGGCTGATCGTAGTTATTTTCTATAGCGAACAAACACCAGATCTTCATCTCTTTTTCACCTCAAGGTAACTTTCTTGTTCATCGACCACAATCAACTCCATGTCGATCAAGTCACGCTTGTGGAGGTCCAAAAGCAGCGGCATCCACTTCCCGACGCTCCGCTTATCGTAAAAGAATATAGGACCATCTTCCAAGTCTTTAAGAATCTCTTCTTCATTCATGATCCATAACCCTTCTTATTTCAGTTTCCGCCCTGCACCGGCTACACTCACCGTTACACCCAGGTGTACAAGCGATTGTGTTGAAGATCTCCAAAATAGCCTCAAGTTTTCTTTCAAGAGCTTCGTAACTAGATACATGCACATAGTTCCCGTCTTCTTCCTCGTCCATCACTACATGTGGTTCGTCAGACCAGTCTTCATAATTGACGTAGGGGCTGTATCGTTTCAACATTTTCTTTCTTCTCCTTACATTTAGGGCAGACACTATAACTCCACCCCAGAGATTTTAGAGTTTCCACATCATGGCGCGGCAGCGTATCATTGCCGTCTTCGTAAGACTTTTCCAAAACAAACAGCTTTACGAAGTCAGGGCAAGTATTGCAGTAAATTGTTTCCATCACATTAGCGCCAGACGCTTCGAATCCAACAGGCATCGGATCTGGATGCTTGTAGTTAATCAACACTCGCGTTCCCATCGCTCATCCCCCATTTCACTAACCGCACAGGCTGAACGACGGTGTCGTCATAGATGTCACAGAATCCAAGCCTTTCCTCGTCAGGGCCAGCAAGGAGAATCAGATCTTCGTCGCTGTATTGAATACCTAGGTATCCGGTTGTGGTCAACAGCAACCGGAAGGAGTGTCTGATGTTTCGGGGGTGGCATTCTTCGCCATCTTTTACGATCCTAAGCGATTCGGCCTTGACGCGGGCGAGTTCGGGTACAAGGAAGTCATGCATATCACGCAACAACGCGAATTCTTTTTTTAACCGCTCTAGCGCACCTACTGCCCTGACACACCTATCTATCGCGTTGCCGAGCGGCTCGTCAGGGTTGTAGGCATCTTCCCGCTTCAGTCCGTCGCACCAGCGATTAACGATAGCCAACCTATCGGCCTTGAGGCGAGCGAGTTCGGCTTCCAGCCAATCGATCTGCTGCCGCAGGCTAACCCGCTCCTCTGGCGTGTCGCCAATTTCCGAGATCGCGTATTCAAGGTTTTCGTTTTCGGCCTCCAGGATCGCGGCCCGTTCTTCGAGCGCGGCGTAGTCGGATGCGAGGACGTAATCAGCGCCAAGATTCATGTGTGATTCGTGTTCTTGCATGCCGCAACAAGTGCAGCCATCGCTGTTATAGAATTCGTATCCTTTTACCATCACTCACCCTCCCACTTCACTAACCGCACAGGCTGGACTATGTCATCGGATCTAACATCCGATATAAGCCCGTCTATCTGTACCCACCCATAAAACGCATACTCTGTTGAGCACACAACTCCATTACAAATCGCAAAGTTATGCGCGGCATGGGCATCCTCTGATTTCAACGCCTCACCATCTTTCACGATCCTAAGCGATTTGGCCTTGACACGGGCGAGTTCGGTTTCTAACTCACGTATCTTCTCCTCTCGTGCGGCTGCTTGTGCGCTAATCACGGGGTCCGCAGCATATGCGATAGCCTGAGCGATGAGTTTGTGCAGGCACCTAATGTAGTCTGTTTCATCGCTCGCCTCGTAGGTCCAATTCACGACAGCGTACTCCATCATCGCGTCGTGAAATGGTTTGTATTTGGCGATATCGGCCTCCAGTTCCGCGATGCGGGTCTCGTAGGCGTCACAGCGCTCAGCCAGGGTCTCGGCGTCGCTCAGTAGGTGCTGGTATCTGTCTTCGAGATCACAACACATGTCTTCGTCGTCGGCGATGTCCGCGCGTAGTTTGTCGAGTGTGTTCATTCCGGCGCTCCTTTCTGCACGGAGGAGGGACAGGCGGGCCACGATGGACGAACCGCACACCAACCAGCCCAATTTTTGGTTTCTCCCCTGCCTACCCGACGACAAGGTGCGAATTCGCAGGTAGTGTCGATTGGCGCAGACCACGCACATTCCCCACACACCCGCCCATGAAACGGAGCTGCACGACGAGGGGCTTGCTCTTCTTGCCAGCGTCGTTGGAGTTTCTCCCGCTGTTCTTCGTTCATAGAGTCATCATTAGTGTTCATTCCGGCGCTCCTTTCTTGATCACGCCAAGCCGGACCAGCCACGCGGGCACCTTGTGATCGCGCACAAACAGCGCAAGCAGGTGCATGAACGGGTGAAGCCAGACCTGAACAAAGATGTACCACGGGCGAAACTTGGGCAAGTAGTGCTTTTGCACCTCCGGCCTCTTCAACCATTTGTGCATTCGCAGCGATTCATAGATCCACCACCACCACAGGAAGATCACGACGATCAGGCCCATGGGCCAGCGCAGGTCAATCGATAAAACGGGCCAGTCGATCCACATTAGACCCCCCTCCCCTTCCCGCGCTCGCCTACCGGCACGCGGTTTCCGGTCTTGCGGCCCCGCCGGTTCGCCCGGTTTGCGCCCGCCATGCGGTTTTCTCGGGCGATCAGCCACGTAACCCGCTCCACGTAGCGCACGACGGCGCACAGGGCCGTGGAAGCCCACTCCAGCGCCATCATGGGGCCACGGGTCCGGTCGGCAGCGGCGCACCCTCAGAGGGCTCATCGAAGGGACTCGCATCCATCGCGTCCATGATCTCCTTGGTGGTGTACCGGATCTTGAGGCCGTCAACGATGTACTGGAGGCTTTTCGGGATCCCCGCGCCTGGCGGTGGCGCGGCGGCCGGCTCGAAGTGCAGGCCGGGGACCACGAATTGCTGTAGGGCTTCGTGCCAGATCTCCGGGGTATGTCGCACGTAAGCCCAGCGGTGAGGCCCGCGCCAGATATTTCCGCTCGCGCTGCGCCAGCGCCCTTCCCAGTAGTAGAGGATCACGGGCTTGGGGTCGCCCTCGTAGTAGGCCAGGATCGGCCATTTCAGGGAGCGATCTCCGGTTTCGTCGATCTGCCCGTCGGGTCGGTCCGGGATGGCGTTCCACGGCTGCCACGGGTAGGCCGCAAAGTCGAGGTAGTGCGTCATGGGCCCGGTCGGGTGGTTCGTGGTGTGCAGGGTCAGGCGCTGCACGCCGTTGCTGTTCATCATGGTTCGTCTCCGTTGGTTGTTCCTGTTGCCAGACAGGGGATCAGGGGGCTTCGGGCGCGAAGGGGTTGAGTTCGGCGAAGGCGATGATCATATCGGTATGCGCAATAGCTGCTATCACGTCTCCACTCGCCACTATATGGTTGAGTCCTTTCGTCGCTACGACGTACTCTTTGCCCGGCTCCGCACTCTCCACGTCGGTTCGCCACGGCCCGGCGGCGGCTTTGTCGTCTTTCGGCTTACCCATTCCGCTTCTCCTTGTCGCGCTCGATTTCGGTTGCGATTTCGTCCGCAAATTGTTTTGCAATCTTCACGCTGCTATAAGGACCAAACGTGTCAGGCCCGACGCCGAGCACTACGCACCGCGAATTTGCTGCGACAATATGAAATGAATAGCCCTCGTATTCGGCGCGGTAGGCCGTGAAAATTGACTTATCGTCTTTTTTCCAACCGAGCTTCATTTATCTTCCTCCAGTATTGCCCTGATGGCGTCTAGTCTTTGTGTGGTGAGTTCAAGTCTTCCGCCAGACTCTACGATATCCGCCCAGCCGGGCAGACTCACCAGCGCGGCGATGCGGGCGATGCGTGCCTCCAACTCCGCGATCCGCGCCTCGTAGGCGTCGCAGTCGGCGTTGTGGCGGTCGCACAGGTCGGACCAGTCGGTGAATTCGCGCTGTGTTTCGTAATCTATCCACTTACTCATTAGTATCTCCTTTCTCCACGAATGCGGGGCAGGCGGGCGTGCCATCCATGTCGCAGAGCAGCGGCTACTCGGGGCCACGTGACGGCGTGTCGAGGGCGCTGCCGCCGCCTACGCGCCGCCAGTCTTCCGTGGCGAAGAACTTATACACTGTCAACGATCCGAACTGAGCGGGCTTCAATACCGCCAAATCCCATCTAATGATTTGGGCACCGGCACAAATCGTTCCAGCCACTGTTAGTGCAATAATCGTTCTTTTCATTAGAGATTCTCCAGATAAGTCAGCATGTTGAAGATGCAGTTAGTGAGCGTCACAATCCAAATGGCGAATAAAGTTGTGTGGATATCTTTCAAAAGTTTGTCTGTCATTAGGATTCCTCCTTATACGGGTTGTGTTTGCGTCGGAATTTGAGTGCCTCGTTGAATTCGCTCAGGGTCTCAACGTCTGCGCGTTGTTTGGCTGCGTAGAGTTCTAAAGCGTACCGAAGTTTGTCTAGTTCGGATTCAATTTCGGTGACTTCTGCTTCAAGACGGTTAGCGAGATCTTCCAATACCCCCGCTGTGTAATCGTCCGTGTGCAGTCGCTCTTCATCTGCCAGCGCCCGCATTTCTTCGATGATGTCTTTCATGCTTCTCACTCCTTCCGAAACGTCCCGTAGAACTGTTTTGCCTGTCGGTCTTGAAATCGCCGAGTGATTTCTTCGTTTAGCGCGTCAAAAGGTGCCTTGTATCCAGCGGCGATCCGTTCGAGGTCATCGATTCGGGCTTGCATTTTCGCTAGTTCGCGTTCGTGCTGTCGTCGGGTCATGATGGGGAGCTTCATTTCCATTCCTCCACGTTGAACCCGGCGGCGGCGAAGGCGGCAAAGGCAAGGCAACGCCACAGACTTGCGTGATTTTCAAACGGCACGACAAATATTCCGTTTCTGCAAAAGTAGTTCTCGTGCGACTTGTGCAGCGCCTTCGCTAGCGCCACTACCTGCTCCGCCGTGACGGTGCGCGGCTGGAGCCACGGGGAGAGGTGGGAGAGGATGGCGTTGGCGATATCGTCCCAGTCTCCCGCGAAATCACCAAAAGCATTACTAACGACGTCTGCCAATTCCTCCGCGCTCGGCACGTCGGCGGGATGCATGGCTTCGAGGCGGGATGCCCAACGATCCATAGCTTTCACGACGTGGTCTGGGATGTCGCTAAACGCTGGAGTGTCGCGAAGGCATTTCGCGCAATCTCGCATCTCTTTGATGATGTCCTTCATAGCTCATCCTCCTCTTGTATCGCCGGCATTCCGTCTACCGCTTGCCTTATAGCGTCCTTCAGGTTTTCTGCTGCCTCTTGGGCCATCTCGCATGTCTCAAGATAGCCAAGATCCACATCTCCTACAAACAGAGAGTCGTCTTGAACGTTGATGCTTTGATATAGGGCCTCAAGCCTTTTGTTCAGGCCAGAAAGCTCTTCGGTGATTACGTCGCAGCAGTGATTTAGCGTAATCACATCGTTGTTATGGGCGATGACTATATCATCGCGCCAAAACTCGTCGTTTGAGTCTATCGACCTATCATTACTGATCGATATTTTTGTCTCGCTAAACGCAGGAACAGACCAACGTCTTGCGTTGCGCAGCCCAGCTAATACCCTTTGCCGGCGAAGCTGCGATAGCCGCTCTTCTAGCTGGTCCCTTTCCGCTTGTAGCTGTTTCATTTGCTCCGCGCTCGGCACGTCTCCGCCCACTTCGATCACGGCGCGAGAGGCGAGGTAGGACATGATTCGAGTGGCCTCTTCGATGCGTTGTTGGCCGTGGTGTCCGTAGATGAATTGCGCCACTTCCTCCGGCTTCGCATCGAACCGCACCTTCACGGTGCGCGAACAACGCGGAAAGCCCTGGACTTCATCCGGGTGACGCAGCCATGCCATCTCCTGTCTTATATGTTCGTAGGCCACCCGTGCCTCCGCTAGATATCCTTTTTTCGACGAGCATTCCTCCCAGGTCTTTGGCGGCAAGCCTTTGGCTTCTGTGAAAGCAGCAAACATTTTCTTCGCCAACTCGACGTGCTCTTTTTCCTCGCGCGCTTCCAAGACAGCCCGGACAACATTGCGCCATATATCATCATTCTTCCCGCTCACTTCGGAATTGAAGAAAGCGTCACAGGCAGCTTCCGCCATGCGATCAATTTGATCGTCTGTTGCTTTCATTTAGCACCTCGTTTCATCGCCGCGCGGGCCACGCGGAGCCAGTCGCACCGGTTCATCTCACTCCATTCACTGTAAGGGTCGGCCGGTATATCACCAAGCCACACTTCCCGTAACGCCTCCGCCATTTCAATCTCCTCTTCCGTAGGTCGAGCTAAATATTCGTCCAACCAGTCCCTCAATTCTATGGCCTGTTCACGGCTATGAACGTTGCTTTTGAGCTTGAATCGCCCGTCTCTAAATGCCTGAACGATCGTCTCGTCTGAAGGGGCGCTTGTGCATTTCAGCCTCAGTTGTCTCATACCTCTACTTCCTTTCTTAGATCAAATGACCTAGGTTCCAATGGACGCACAGGCCACCCCGTAGTCAGCTATTCTTTGCACATCCTCAATCGGTGGTTCATAGACTAATCTCACCGCCACTCTCCTTCTCTGAAGTGAATCATCTTCCAAGCAGCCTGTTTTCGGATCTTCGGATCCGGGATGAACTCCTCAAGCAGCCGGTTCATGTAGTCAGTCACGCAGTCCGACTCATACCACGCAAGGAAATCGGCCATGTCCTCCTCTGTCGAAGTCGATCGGTCCTGCAACTCCTCCCAAGTTTTGACGCACGCCTCGATCGACTTTCGCCGCGGACGATCATAGGAAGGAAGCCAGTCTTTCAGCCCGTCGATCACGGCCCTGTTCGACACGACGTAGCTCACGTCGTCGACCACGATCACCAGACCGGCGTCCGTCATCTTGAACGAAATAGGAAGATTCACAATCTCGAAATTACTCATAAGGCAACACCTTCACAAGGAAATCCACGATCTCCTTAGTAAGCGGAACGTCATTCGCCTCACCCCAGTAGTCGATATAACATTCCGTCCGTTCAGTCATCAAGTAAGTACCGCCCTTGTACCCCGTGAACTCCTTTCCGAGGGCGAACTCCGCATGAAACAACATCTTCCTAATCGTGGTGCGCCTGCCAGGACGAAACATCAAGCACGCATAGTCCCCACGGTAAGAGTCAGGATACTCAAGCCCGATAGGCAATTCAAGATCCGGCTCGACAAAATCTTTCAGATAGGCAATGTATTCACCTAAGCGCATCTTCGATCTCCCTTTTGCGAAACTGCAAGTACAACCCGTACTCAGAATCGCCGTACAAGTTATTGACAATGGCCTCTTCGACTTTGCGAAGCTGATATTTCAAGCACCCTTCATATGATAGATGATCAAAATAATCGCCCAAAAGACGCTCAAACTCTTCTTCAAAGTTCTCCTCATTTCGTGTAGCTTGCTCGAATATCTTACCGATCCTCACCGTCGAGACTTTCACGATCAACCCTCCTTAACGAGGACACGCCCGTGATCGTCCACGGTCAGTCCAGTAAACTCAGGCAAAAAGCGGACCAACTCCAAGTGATCGTCCACCAAACGCAACACGGCGGCACCCTCCACGTGAAGGGAGCAAACGCCATCTTCAAACACCAGCTCCACTTCCCGTGGCTTAGCAACTCCTACAGGTACAAACATGGTTCAACTCCTAACTATTTTGTAAGGGATCTCAGCAATCCCTACTTTACGGGCGACTTGAACTCTCAAGTTTCCGTCGATCACCCTTCCATCCTCAGTCACGTGTATTTCTTTGCAAATACCTTCGTGCAGGTACAGTTCGATAAATTTCAACACCTCCTCTTCACTATGTGTGATTGTGAGTTTAAAACTGCCAACATCAAACACAGGACCATACTTGACCGGCACCCGTTCCCATTCTAGAAATCGCATAGCAAGCAATCGCAGTGTACCATCAACAACCCAGTTGCTTAGATTGACCACGATCGGTTCACGTAGTCCATTATTCTTCAAGTCATGGACCATACGCAATACTTGGTGAGGCTTGTAATCTTTCCCGGCGGTAATCTTGAGATCACAACAGTTCAAGAACATCAATTACCCTCCTTATGGTCCCTCCTCCAGTCGTACGTTGCTCGTACAAAGCATCGGCTTTAGTTCGCCACGATCTGGCGGACACGCCGCCGGAGGGGAACACCACGATCCACTCTGACAGGTCGTACATCCGATAGCCGGCCGCGGCGAAGTCGGAGAGTTCATCTCGCGTGATCGTTTTGCAACGTGGCGACAGCTTCGATCCGTCAATGCCGCGAAACTCGAACACAATCTTCTTGACCAAATCAACTTTCAGATTCATCGAACAACTCCATAATCTTCTCGGCCTTGCTCTTCGCGTGGCCCACCAACTCTTCCTCGAAGAAAAAGGCACAAATACGTCCGCACCCCGTGACTCGGTACTTCTCACCGGTAAAGGCACAGATTACATACCACACCCCGTCATCAAATACCTGATGGAATCCATAGTCATAGTCGAGCTTAGTCTTCCAGCTCATATCCACCTTCCTTCACGATCCGGGCAAACAGCTTCTGCCGTTGCTTGTTGAGCCTCATTCCATCATTCAGCAAAGTCACCTCCCAAATATTCAATTCAGGAAACAACGTATGCACCGCTTCGCATATACGATCAGGTTGGTAGTCACGCACACCGATCTGATGGGCGAGATGGCCTATGACACAGCAAGGTTCACCATCTACTTCAAACATGGCCCTTCTGCCGATTTTCTCAGGTACCTTGAACTTCATTGATCCAACTCCTTACAGCGGGCAACACCGCGTAAGCCGGCAGAATCAGCGTCTCTCCGGCCATAGTCATGATCGTTACTTCTCGTGCTCCGGCACAGTATTCACGAAGAAACTCACTTGCTTCGTGAGCTTTCTCTTGCTCGCAGCTCTTGAGAAAGCTGCGTTCCTTCAAGGTCAAGTATGTACTCAATGTTGTTCTCCTTACAGAACTCGATCGTGAGTTCGATCACTTCTACTTGTTTCGTACATTGATCGACATGATCAATAAAGTCCCACAGGTAGTCAGAGCTAACATCCAATTCCTCTTCGAGGATATCAACTACTCCTCCCTTGCGATCAGGAAACAACTGGCTCCTTACATGGGCCAGCGGGCAGCACGGCTCTCCATCACAATAGTAGAAGTTACCAAACGTGATCTCTGGGTTAATCCGAAACATAGAGCAGTTCCATAGCGGAAAACACCTTGGGTTCCCCGCATTCCTCACACTTGTACCGTCGGGCATCCGGCTCAAGCCCGTCATGGATCGTGCCGCACACCGTGCAGATCCCCGGTTGAACCGAGTCTAGCATCATGGCCTGCAAATCTTCTTCACCGTATTCTTCATACAATTCTTCAAGTCCGAACATCGTAGATCTCCAGTGGTGCCAAAGAAACAAACAGGCACCCGTTGTAGTTGAACCGGCGGGATTGCTTCCAGTGGGCGAACACCCACACTTCTGGAAGCGGCATCTCCGCCAGTTTCAGTTCAAATTCAGTTGCTTGATACCCGGCGGGGTCCATGATTTCCCCGACACTCGCCGGGCATTCATGGCTCAACACTACACGGACGCCTTTCCACCGGGACTTGACGAACGACCACTCCGGGCCCCACAAACTAGATCCCACGATCAAGGCCCCGTTCAACCGTTCACCGTCCGTGATCCACTGATCGCACTTGACCACGTCCTCGTAACGATCTTTGTTCCCGCGAAGGAACTTATGCCCCTTCCGTGGTAACTGGGACCTCACGAAACTGAGATCCCCAAGGTCGCCTAATTGACAAGTAACATAGGGGCTTTCCTCCACTATCTTGAAGTACTCGCCCCAGGCGCCATTCACGACACCCACACATCGGATCGTCGTCATTGTAGGAAGATCCTCCGGCCCTCTAACACTTCGATAATCTGACTCTTCACGTTGGCCTGCTTCGTAAACGGGAAGTGCCGGTCGACATATTGGTCGACCGCTAAGTGCCACTTCTTGGCAGCATCCTGGAACTTCTCTTCACCGAGAGCCCACGACACAAGCTCGAAGCGATCTCTGACCGTCTGGTCATCGACCAGCTGAGAGTACAAGTACTCCAGCCGGTCCTTCCCGGCACCTACCGTGAGATCCTCGGGATCCCACAGTTCGGCCATGACTTTCTTGATTCTCACCCAACGATAGAACATATTCAGTTCCTCCGAGGATCTATCAGAGATCCGCTCATCCAGTTGAGGTCCAATTCCAGCGCAAGCTGAAGCAACAACGCTCCACTGTTCCGGCAGTTGCTAATAACCGCCAGATTACCCTTCGTGTGATTGGCGGCCACCCATTCCAACACTTCGATTTTATCGAAGTCGTCAGTCCGGGCAGTGTATTTATAACCGCCATTCTTGGCATAGGCGATGCCAAGATCTAAATCGTCACTTATGAGCATTAGCAGGTGATGTCTTCCCATCTTTCCTCCATTTTCTGCCGGACATGCTCCGGCACGTTGGTCTCACCCCTACCCGTGAGTGTGATGATCTTTAGATCCGCCCCGAGATGTCGGGCCATCAATCGGTAAGGGCGAATCTCGCATTCCCGTGTAAAGGGCGAAACTACGATCACCTGTCCATCCCGGTTCAAGATCCGGGTGGCTTCGGCCAGGCACCACTCACGTGCCTGGCGGACCAGACTGTAGTTGAACGGAGCATCCCGAAAGAAGTGCTCCGGCTCGACATACTCGACGCCGAACCCCTTGCCCAGATTGCGGGCAAACTGGGATTTTCCCGAACCGGGGAGTCCCCGGATCAACAGGATTTCACGGGCCATTCTTTTGCCTCCCATCGGACCCTGAGATCCTCCGCTCTGCTTTTAAGCTCTTTAACAGAGTCCCACACGAGGTCCTGAAGCTCAGGCGGCAGATGCCCCACAGTAGTGCGGGCACACGCCACGGTGTGTTCGTAGTAGCTAAGTTCCCCGTGAAGCTCATGGGCCTTTTCATAGAGATCAGTATTTACCCGAATCTCGAAATTGTATTTATTCGATAGTCGGATCAGATTTTTGACGTCGGAATGGTATTCTTTCAGGCTGACTTTCATGTTAGTTCCCCATCCGGTGAAGGGCAGCATTTATGCTGACCCAGGTTCCGCCCAGCCGGCACAGCGCCACTATGGCATTGCACCGAGCCGGGGTCAGATGCTCGATTTCGGCTGCCCGTGAGAGGGCCGCCTCCAGTCCGACGCCAGACTCGATCTGGTGTCGAAAGAAAGTGACCTCTTTCAACTCGAAAAGGCCGGCTTCGTACTGGTCTTGAAGGTCAAAGAAGCTCACTTCTTCGCAGCCCCGCAACCGTTCGTGCAACCCATCTAGGGCCGCGAGATCTTCAGGCTCGTAGCCTTGAAGGCTACACTTCTCTTCGATTGCCTCGATCCGTCGAGCATACCCCTCCAGATGCTCAGGGATATATTTCACCCGGTTCGTGATTTGTTCAAACTTAAGCATGATATTTCTCCAGGGCGCAATCCGCCCATTCTTCAGGACCCAATGTCCTGCATGGCGCACTCACGTGATCGAGTGCGCCAGCCAGGAAACTAGATGCCGTAGATTTGGACCAGTTTCACAAATTCTTTGAACAGAGTATTCTGTTTTTCTGTATACTTCCCTCGAAGAGGGCAGTTACGGCGGAGGTGCAGGATGTGAGCGCGAACACTAAACAGACCCATGGTATTACTCCCTGTGACGACTGCGAAGCAGTCAACAATAGCTGCGATCCGCCCAGCAGCGGGCGGCCTCTTCTGTGAACCCACGCCCCACCAGCTCTCGAATTGCGGAGCCGTGAGTATTCCGCCCGAGAAAGGCGCATTCTTCGTCCATCTCTTTGAGCCAGCGGTCGATACCGTTGGCCTCGATTTCCCGACCGATTCTCCCGGAACAGCCGTGGAATTTAATACTATCAGAAGGCCACTTCGTGGTAGCAAAACTGAGATCGTCTCTACGCGCTACGGAGATTATCATTTTTCTACCTCCTTTGCGATCTCAATGATCGCGTCGTTACCTTCATCACACAAAATAGTCGCCCAGTAGTCTTGGGTGCCGATTTGAACCTCCCGGCACGATCCGGCACTATGCCGCCGGGACACTTCAACAATCACGTGAGAGAACACACGGAATTCTTCCGCGTGAATTTCAAATGGCATGGAGTCAATGTACAGAATCATTGTGATTTCTCCTCGGGTGCAGTTCACCCGCGTTTCGGCGTAGCTATTACGCCATTCGACGATCCAATACCCCACACTTGGGTACCGGCCATTCAGGACCCAATGTCCTGCACGGCGCTCTCGACTATCCGAGAGCGCCGGCCAGGGCATTAGAGCTTGTCCAAAGCCTCCAGGGCTTTGGTGTACCTATCTACCGACAGGTTAAATCCCCGATCGGGGAATTCCCGGTCCATGGTGCGGGCATGGTCAAGCCCGGCCACAAGCGCCCGCATAAGATCGGGCTTCGAAAGTCCTAGAAAAATTTCCACGGTATTCTCCTATTGTCCACGTTTAACATTCCCCGCATGGGCGAGGAATTCCCCGCGGGCGATCGCTTCCTTACGTCGGCGAAGCTCGTACGGGTGCGAATCACTTTTGAAGGGAGTGTCATATTCCCGAGTTTTCCCCCTAGAAAGATCTTTATAGATCTGTCTCATTCTCAACTCCGCCCGCCGATTTTCCTCGCGTTTGATCGCGAGATTCCACCTTTTTTCCCACTTCCCGATCCCCGGAAGATGGAACGGGTCTATCCCCAAAGATAGCCCGTGCGCGAAAAATCCCCCGCAAAACAGTTCATCCAGAATTTCCAGGGATTCCCCCGGAAATTCCCCCTTTAACTCTTTTAATTTCCCGATCATCGGCTTTCTCCTATGGGGATAAATTCCCCCTGATAAAAAATCCTTTAATTTCTTATCAGGAAAAACTTACACTTCACGCGCACGCGCACGCCTGGGCGCACGCCTGGGCGCACGCCCGCCTGGGCGCACGCCCGCCTGGGCGCACGCCCGCCTGGGCGCACGCGCACGCGAGGCAAAAAAATGGCGCTAGGAAATTTTTTCCTAGCGCCATTTGGGTCGCTATTCCGCCGCCCGCTCCGCCGCATATCGCGCACGGAGGAAAGCCAGCTCATCCGCCTCCGCCGCCGCCTTCGCCTCCGCCGCCGCCGCCGCCTCCGCCGCCGCCGCCTTCGCCGCCGCCTTCGCCTCCTTCACATAGAATTCCACTTTTGGGTAAAAACTGGCGAAAGTATCATCATCCGCGAAGTGTTCTACCATTGGTGCACCATGGTCACGGTATAGCGCGAGTATACGGTCCAATGGACCGCGGAGGCTATTGTATGCGTCGCCGCCTTTTGCCTTCTCCGTGGAAATTTGCATTTTCTCGCACACGGCTTGACGGGCATGACGAATTTTTTCCGCTTCCTCTTTGCGAATGGACCGCCAAACAGCCCAAAGAAACAGAGCGGCGATGGCAGGCGCGATTTTATTCCGCCCCGACTTAATTTCCGCCTGCGCTGCGAAAATTGCCTCCGCCTCTGTCTTGAAATTGATACTCACTTCCGCCGCCTCCACCGCCCGGAAGGCGATGGCATAGGCTCTATTTTCTTCCGCCGCCGCCGCCTCCGCCGCCGCCGCCGCCGCCTTCGCCTTCGCCGCCGCCTTCGCCTTCGCCTTCGCCTCCGCCGCCGCCTTCGCCTTCGCCTTCGCCGCCGCCTCCTTCGCCGCCTTCGCCTCCGCCTTCGCCTTCGCCTTCGCCGCCGCCTCCGCCTCCGCCTTCGCCGCCTTCGCCTTCGCCGCCGCCTCCGCTCGTTCAAGACGGTTATTTTCCGCCTCCGCCGCCGCCTTCGCCTCCGCCGCCGCCTTCGCCGCCGCCTCCGCCTCCGCCTTCGCCGCCAGCATAGGTTTAGCGTTCTCGAATGCCTCTTTGAGTGTATTCATGGGGTATTTCTCCATTTTGCACGTTGTGCAAATTTTGCGCTATTTTTGGGTACAGTTGACCAGTCCCAAAACTTAGCACGTTTAAGGTTTAGCGGTATTGATTCAACTATCAATCGAGTCCATCGCGCCTAGTTGGTATCACTCGTGCGCGATAGGCGCAGTCATGGCGAGGGCTAGGATTCAGGAACTCGGTTCAAGTGGTAACGGTGGATACTATCCACGTTCTAAGTCTAGCAGAAACGAGCCACCGTGTCAAGCCCCATGGCGCATTATTTTTCCGCCAGGGTACAGGGTCGTTTTTGAGAATGAATTATCAGCAACGGATCTTGCGCGCGATCCAACTGTACTACCAGTGTAGGGAAAATCTATACTATTGCGGCCTGGGAAAACTGTACTAGTATCGCAGGATCTTGGATGCCTTCGTCCCTCGTCCCTCGTCCCTCGTCCCTCGTCCCTCGTCCCTCGTCCCTCGTCCCTCGTCCCTCGTCCTTCGTCCCTCGTCCTTCGCCCTGGCTGGAACTGTACTACCAGTGTAGGGAAAATCTATATTATTGCGGCCTGGGAAAACTGTACTAGTGTGGTAGTAGGGGAGGGTAGTAACTGTGTCACACCCATAGTACAGTGAACGCGCGGAATTTAATACCATGACATTCCCCCCAAGACATTCCGGGATCAGACATTCCCCCAAGACATTCCGGGATCAACTAATTTACTAAGATCCAGATAGATCGGATAATATCTAGTTAAATAGTGTATTATAGAGTATGAGGTACGAATTCGTTCGCGCAACGAGTGAGGACGATCGGTGCGCTAAGTCTAATTGTCCATATGAAAAAGTAGAGGGTGCCGACTACTGTCCTCGGCACGGTGCAAACAAACAGATCGAAAAGAAGGCTCGACTGATGAAATATCAATTTCAAAAAGAGCGAGTTCGAGCGTCTGTCGCACTATTGGCCGCCGATCCAGAGCGCTACCGACTGGACGAAGAGTTGGCGATCATGCGGCTCACTCTTCAGGACACGATCAATGCAATCACTACCGAATCTGATCGCGAGTATGCGCTCATGCAGGCGAGCGACACGATTCGGAATCTAGTAGCAACAATCGAAAAGACATCTCAAACATGTCTTCAACAAAGCGTCAATCTCGGACTCCTCCTCACAAAAGAGGATCTCATGGAGCACATCCAGAAGATAGTAGACGTACTAGCCGAAGAGATAGAAGATGAAGAAACGCTACTCCGAATTGCCAACCGAATCGATCGGGTCCTTAGTGGCTCAAGGGATTCGGGATCGAGCAACAACCAGTCCTTGCAATTGGACGGCCCAGTATCGACGGATTGAAGATCCGCGGGACAAGACTAAGGTAATCAACTGGAAGTTCGATCTACATCCTTGGACCAAGGAAATGACGAATAGTCAAGATCGACACTGGGTCGGCCAAAAAGCCGCGCAGATGGGCTTCAGCGAAGTGCTGATGAATCTCGCGTTCTACATGGTAACTCAGAAGAAAACGGCGACGTTGTACGGCCTCCCATCGGAACGGCCCGACGCCCGTGACTTCTCTGCGACTCGCTTCGATCCGGCGATCCAACATTCGCCATATCTCAAATCGATGCTTTCAGCGTCCGTATCTAACAACTTCTTGAAGATGTTCGGCGGCATTCCACTGTACATCCGCGGCTCGCGTGGTACAGCATCCTTCCACTCCATTCCCGTGGGCTGCGTTCTGCTGGACGAAGTGGACAAGATGTCGGAAAAGGCCGTTCGTGAAGCTATCGAACGTCTGTCCGGCCAGATCGAATTCTGGCTTCGGCAAGCATCCACTCCGTCACTCCCAGGGGTGGGCATCAGCAAGACATTCCAAACGTCGACCCAGGACTTCTACACATTCCAGTGTCCGGGTTGCTCACGATGGACCGAATTAGTATTTCCCGACTGCCTGGTAATCCCTACGGATGATCCAAAAAGTCCAGCAATCAACAATTCATACATCAAGTGCAAAGACTGCGGTATTCACTTACGCCACGAAGAAAAGCCATCCTTCCTCTCGTCCGGGAAATGGGAACCCCGCTTCCGTGATCGTAACATCCGCGGTTTCAAAATTTCTCAGCTTTATTCTTGCACTTTGCACCCTGCTCGTCTGGCCGAGTCGTATCTTAACTCTCTGACGAATCCGGCCGACGAGCAGGTGCTCTATAATTCTAAGTTGGGCGAAGATCACATCGTAGCCGGCGCCGCCGTGACCGAGGAACATATTCACAACTGCATTCGTCCATTCAATATTCGATCCGCGGCCACATCACCCGTCGTCACGATGGGCGTCGACGTGGGCTCTTATCTTCACTTCAAGATAATCGAATATCGTTTCCAGCCTAATGCAGTCGATCCGAATACAGACTCAGAGGCTAAGTTACTGTATTACGACAAGATCAAGAACACCGAACCGGGGTTCGGCAACTTGATGCCGATTGTTCAAGAATACAACCCGCTCGCCATCTGTATCGACGCAGCTCCGGAACGTATTTCTTCGGAGAAATTCGCCAAGTCATTGTTCGGCCGCGCGTTCACCGTGAACTACAATGATCATACGGACGGCAAGACTATTTCAGACACGGATTTCTTCAAATTGACCGTCAATCGTACGTACTGGATCGATCAATATCTTGGACGTTACATGAACGGCACTATTCATATCCCTGTACAAATCAACGAAGAGTTCAGGGTCCACATGAAAAGTCTGAAGAAGTTCTACGAAAAAGATCGCTTCGGTGAGACGATCGGGCGCTACGTGAAAACAGAGGGCCGAACAGACTATGCTCACTGCGGTGTGTATTGCGAAATCGCACTGCGTAAGGCATATCAGTCCGGTCACCTCAGCAACTTGAGAGTGAAAGTATGAATCCACATCCTAGTATCGACTCTGAGTTGATCGAGCGTTGGCGTCTCATCAAGAACGGCGGCGACGACTTCATCGAAGAGTTTCTCACTGCCCGTGAGAAAGAGAATCCACTCTCTTTCGGCACGCGCCGCGCAATGACTTACGATCCGGCAACCGCGTCATCGGCCATCGACGACGTGGTCAACTCACTTTCCGCTCGCCTCGACGTGACTCGAACCGGCGGGTCTATGGAGTATCAGAATATCGTAGCCGGCATGGACGGCGGCGTGGATCGAAACGGATCTTCAATGAACGATTTCCTTATCAAGGAAACGATTCCCGAACTCTGTTTCATGCAGAAAGTTTGTTGGGTCATCCACAACGTGACCGACGACGACGATGTTCGGCAAGTACCGCACATCGTTCAGCATCCGGTCGAACAGATCTACAACTGGGCTTACCGTGACGGCCGTCTAACTGCTTTCGCTGTCAAGTTCCCGGCTGCCAAGATTGACGAAGAAACCGGCTTCATGACCGAAGAAGTCGAAGTCATCCGTGCTTTCAAACTAGTTGATGGCGGCGTAGAGACTTGGTTGCAGCTTGAAGATGACACGGAAATCGATCCACTGACTCTTGAAGAAGGGGATTCACGAACGACGCTGGAAATTGACGAAATTCCAGTTGTACTGTTCATGCTTCCCGTGGCTCTTCTGTCGAAAATCGACAAGATTCAGATCGCTGCGCTCAATCTCGAATCGGCTGACATCGAGTGGCTTCGAATCGCGAACATTACCTTGTACACAGAACAGGGTCACGCCAGCTTTCCTAGCTCTGCTCTCATCAAATCCGATGACGCCACCGAAACTGAAGACAGTTTCGAGGTCGTTCTTGGATCAGGCAGTGGCCGTAGGTATGCGCTCGGCACTGAACGTCCTGGCTTCATCTCTCCTCCTGCCGATCCGATCATGGCAAGCATGAAAAAGCAGGAGCAACTCGAAGCAAAAACAAAGAACATCTTGAAGACTACTATGTCTTCAATGTCTCTGGCCTCCGCGGAAAGCATCCAGCTGCTCGGGCAAGGCATGGAATCCGGCCTATTCGTGATCGGAACTGTCTTGAAGCTGGGCGAAGATGCGTTTGCTCGCATCTTTCATAAGTATCTCAACCGTGATTACGTTCCGGTTAACATAAGCTATCCGAAAAAGTACGAACTTCGGACTGAAGACGATCGGATTAACAAAGCCAAGAACCTCAAAGAAATCGCCAAGACAGTCGGATCGAATACGGCTAAGAAATATTTGGAAATCGAAACAGTCAAGACTCTTCTCGACGGCAAAGTGCCATACGAAGAGATGGCAAACATAGAGCAAGAAATCTTGAACTCCGATTTCTGTATTTACGAACCGGATACAGTCCGTGATCTAGTTGAAGGTGGTATCATCAGTCGAGCCACAGGCGCGACGGCAATCGGTGCTCCTGAAGGAGATTCGAAGACTGCCGAAGAGGAACATATTCGTCGAATCCTTGCTGTGAAGGTAAGCCAGACCAGCGGGATGGGTGAAGTAGATCCAGATCCTGCATTCTCCGAAAAAGTAAAGAAGGAGGCGTCCGATGAAGTACGTGCTGTTGGAGGAAGCTGAACTTTATTTCGCATCCCGCATCGGATCTGATCCGTGGGATCAAGCTGCTGACATCCTAAAAGAAAAAGCTCTCAATCACGCTGAACGCAGTTTCGAACGTCTTGCGTATAAAGGTCTGGAAGTAACTGCTGGCTACATATTTCCCAGGGACGAGCAAACGGAAATACCTGTTCGCTTCAAAGAAGCAGTCTACGAGGAGGCCCTTAGCCTTCTTAACGGTAACAGTAACGAACGAGAGCTATCAGACCTGCATGTTAGTTCCTCATCTGTCGCAGGGTTCAGCACTAATGTAGATGTAACAATTGAGCGACCTTGGATCGGTTGGGGTCTCACGTCTTCCGTGGCGTGGACTTTGATCGCTCCCTATCTGCTTGATACGAAAACATTCCGCATAGTGCCAGCTTAAAGGAAAGTTTGTAATGCTTTATTTTGTATTCGGTTACGAAGGTGAAAACGACGACGTCGATCCGGTGGTTGAAGAGAAGAAATTCAGCCAGAAAGAAGTAAATGAGTTCAACAAGAAAGAACGCCTCCGCCGTGAAGCTGCTGAACAAGAACTTCAGCGGCAGAAAGATCTGATTGAGAAACTTCAAAATCAGCATCACATGACGGAAGCCGAAAAAGCTGAACTCGCTCAAAAGATCGATGAGTACGAAAAAGCCAAGATGACTGAAAAAGAACGGCTCGATCACGAACTCGCTAAGTTGCGTAAGCAAGCTGAAGAAGAGCGTAACACTCTTTCCAAGCAGCTCAACGAGATGAAGTCTAGCCGCGACAGTCTTATCATTACTCGCGCAATCAAAGAAGCTGCAATGGACGGCAAAGTAGTAGCCGCTGATGGTACCGGCCATCAGGTGTGGGCTGTCCTTCGCCACTCCGCAGAAGTCAATGATGAAGGCGAGGTTGTTATTAAAGGGTTCGAGTATACCGAAGATGGGAAGTCCTTCACGGCTGACCTACCCGTTGGTGAAGCCATCGAAAAGATGAAAGCCAGCGACAAGTGGGTCAACTTCTGGAAGGATCCGAAAATCAAAGGCTTCCCCGATCCCTTCAATTCAGGTGGTGCGCCGGGCAACAAAGATCCAAAAGACTTCAAGACTTACCAGAAGCTCCGCCGCGAAGGCAAGCTCCCACATCAACGAGGGTAAACAGTTATGTACTTTATTTTTGGTTACAACGACACGACTGCTTTCAACATCGATAAGATCGCCAACGAAGCTATGGCGATGTTCTTCGAGGAAGGCATCATTGCGAACTACGTAGCGACTGACTACGAGAACGAGTTCGCGTCTTGGGGCGATACTCTTCGCATCCCTTACCCGGCCGAGATGGATGCTGACCGTACGCCTGAAGGCACCGCGGCTGGCGTCACCGCTCTCGACAGCTCCTACCACGATCTCAAGCTGAATCAGCGTCTCACGCTCGGCTTCACGATCGGCACCCGTGAGCAGCAGCGTTCGTTCCAGAACCTTGCCGAAACTTATCTTCGTCCGACTATGCGCGGCTTGGCTAAGCTCCGTGACCGCGTCATTCAGGGTGAAGTCTACAAGTCTTACGGTAACACGGCTGGCGCTCTGGGCGCTGCCCTCACGTTCGACGACATCATCAATGCCGGCACGATCATGACCGAAAATCACGTCCCGACAATGGGCCGTAACGCCATCGTCGGACCGCGCATGGGTGGCTACATCCGCAAAATGGATGAGTTCATCGCCAACGTGTCCAGCACGGACGACACCGTCATCCGCACCGGTCTGATTGGCGACATCAACGGCTTCGCCGTCCACGAAACGTCCAGCTTCGTGACCGTCGCGCAGTCCACCCGCGTGACCGGTGCCGTCAACAGTGCGTCTATGGTTGCTGGTACGACTGCTGTCATTGTCGACAGTTTCAGCGCGGCGATCACTTCTGGCAGCTGGTGCACCATCGCTGGCGTGCCTTATCGCATCACGAGCACTGTTGGCGGCGCGACCCCGACCACGCTCAACATCGAAGGCGGCCTCCGTGATGATGTCGCCGATAATGCTGTGGTGTACGTCTACACTCCGTCCGTTGTTAACCACCCGACCGCCGGTAACTACGCTGCCGGTTACGAAGGTTGGATCGGCTGGGACGGCGCCGTTACGCCGAAGGTCGGCCAGGGCGTCACGTTCGGTACGGACGGTCTGCCCTACTCGATCGTCCGCATTGATGGCGGTAACATCCTGCTGAACCGCCCGCTTGACGTGGCTGTCAACAACGATGCCTCCATCTTCCTGATGCCTGGTGGTAACTACGGTGTTGCTCTCTCGAAGAACTCCATCCAGATCGCCAATCGTCCTCTTGCCATTCCTGGCGAAGGCGAAGGTGTACGGGCTTCCGTCGTCGATGGCGGTGGCTGGTCGATCCGAGTCATGTCTGAGTACGACATGTACAAGGCTGAGACCACCTACATGTTCGACTTCATCATGGGCGCCAAGAGCCTTCAGCCGGCCCTCAACGTAATCTTCCTGGGATAATCGCTATGTACTTTATTTTTGGTTACGCAGAAACTGCGCTTGTCGAATGTGTTGCTCTTAGTTCCGCCGCTCCCGCAGGTATGAAAAGTCTGGCTCTGCCGACTGCCGCTAGTGTGGCACCTGCTGTTGCTGGCGCCACTTTCTGGAACGCCTACGACTCAGTGAACATGAACTACTTCACCTATGGCACCAAGAAGCAGTTGAAGGTGGTAAACACCAACGCAACTGGTTCTGTAACCCTCACTGTCAAGACTAAAGACGACACTGTCGCCGGGCTTGATCGTGTAGTCGAAGATTTGGTTATCACTCTTGGGCCCGAAGAGGTCTGGGAATCTGGTATCCTGCCTTCAGTATTCAACGACGCTAACAAGGTCAAGATTGAGCTTGCCGACGTGGCAGCTGGTGACAGCCTTGCCGATTGCTTCATCGCAGTCGTGAATGTCACCTAATGAACCTTGACCCTGTATTCAGAAATCTAGGGACGTGGATCTATCTTGTTAGAGAAGAGGTTGGCGAGCTCGACTATGATACAGGGTTGCGTCCCAAAATTTATAGCTACGAAAGAGTACGTGCGCTAATTGGTCAGAAAAATTTCGGTTTCCAGTTGCATCTCAATTTGGATGAATCGATGGTAGCTCTGACCAAACAAGCAGACCTCGTGGTTCAAGATCAGGAAGCCTACCGACTTGAAGAGTTGAGTAGTGCATTTGGAGTTTACATTTACAAGAAAAACAAGGTGACTGGTGATGAGCTTAGATCCATTGTGGATGGCATCGCTTCAAAAAGCAGCCACGAAACATTTTCTTAACTACGATCTAGGCGTCCCGTGGGACTTTGACAATACAGTTGAAGGAGATAAAATCTCCGTCAAACTGATTGACTCTAGTCTAACTAAGCTGAACTCGGAAGAGTCTATGGCTGAGTTTACAGTGCGAATAACTTGCACTGTATCAACGGACGGTCTCTATGACTTAGCCGCCTTGTCAGGTAAAGTAGCTCTTGTGCTACAAGACGAACTACAAGTTGATGGATCCTGTGCAGCGTCACCGATCCAAGAAGACGTCAAGATAAGTTATTTTGACGAGATTCACGGCTACAAACAATCCTTGATGATGAAGAAATTCATCGCAAGACTGCGAGGGTAATATGTACTTTATTTTCGGTTACCTCGATGCGGATGCCCCCATCGAACTTCGTTATTGCACCGTTCTCATCGAAGACGGTGCATCGGCCAGCGTTGAGCTTACGTTTGACGACGGTGATTTCTCTTACACGATTGCTCGTGAGTGGAACTACCGCCCCAACCGTGGTCGCCTTGGCGCAGCTAATGGTGCTTCGGTCACGCAAGGTGACGATCAGCCGATGTCTCTCAGCTTTGAAGGCCGTTACTCGTTCTTCACTTCTGTCGCTGACACGAAGCCCAACCAGATCCTATTCAATATCGGCGGCGGTTTCACTTCTACGGACACGCAGAATTGCGCGACCTACGCTGTGAACATCACGCTGACTTATGAACCTCCCTGCGCGGACAGCGAAACTCTGCTGTTCCGTGACTTCCGAATTGATGAAGGACAGTACGGCATCCGGGACGGCCAGGCGTCGTTCTCCGGTCGCTGCAACGCAACCGAACCTGAGGTGGTATCTTAATATGCTGATCAACGGTGAAAAAATCAATGCCCCTTTCCGTAGAGAGATCGTAATCCCACGCGTGGAAGGAGACATTGTATTTAATGCCACGGCTGTTTCTGTAGAGCAGAAGTTTCTTGAACTCTGTCCTGTGATCGAGCCGAAAACGCAGAAAGATGCAAAAGGCAATATCGTAAAGTATCTTTACGACGATCCCGACTACGTCAAGCGCTCGCAGGAGCGTTTGATGCGCAAGCTGGACCTTCAAGTCATCATGTCTCTTGAAAATGTCAAGTGGGAGACTGTTGTTCTTGAAGATCCGGAAACTTGGAAGAACTGGAAGACGGAGGCGGTTGAGTCCGGCTTGTCTGATTGGGAAGTAAACAGTCTTCAGAATCAGGTAGTCGAAACGCTCCAGCCTTCTCGTGAGCTAATCGACGAAATGAAAAAACGTTTTTTAGCTTCACAGGACCTAAAGGCGTAGCGGCTCCTCCCCTCCCTAAGTACCGAACAGTTTTCTATCAAGTCTATAGGGCTTGTGAAAGATTCGGGATAAAGCCCTGGTTGTGGGATGACTTAGACGTCACGACACAATCAGGGCTTTTAGCTTATGAGGAGATAAGGGCAGATGAGGAAAGCTACCATCCGAACAAAGGTGACGGTCCGCAAGTTTGATCTTCAATACACCGAACAGACGTTCAAAGATGAAGTGCAAAAATTATTCAGAAATGCGGCCATTGAGTTTGTAGAGACGGGCATAAAAAATTTCCCAGCTCTTACAGGCCAAGCCAAAGCAGCAGTAATTAATGTTGCCGGTACACTAGGCTTACGAGTAGACTTCGATCCGATGTCTGAGCCTTACTCTGAATACATGCACTTAAGGCCAGCACTGATTGCTACAGGTAACGATATCCTACGTGGTTACAAAATGGGATCTTCAAAGATCCGTGATTACAAGTACACTGTGGCTTGGGAAATTAAGTTAAGCATAACTGCTGCTTCAAATGAGTTCGACTACTTTACTTACTGGGATAATTCCCGTTGGCATTCGATGGAAGCTGCTATAGCTTCCGCCGAAGCATATGTCAGCCGCCACATGAGCGGTTTGTTGAAAGCGAGGCTTAAGAAAAATGGCTGATGGATTTGATTATTCTATTTCTATTAAAGGCGGCCAGGAAGCTCTCACTTTCTTCAATACGTTGAATAACGTATTAGACGACACTTCGGCGACCGCCAGAACAAACGCTGATCGTTTAAATGCGATCGCTAGACGTGCGGAAGAACTGGCTGCACGCTACAATGACGGTGCAGAGGCAGCGGCTTTATTTTTTAAAGAAGCCGCAGATGGATCTAGCACTTTCATCGAAGCCAATCTTAAAATGACCAAGGCTCAAAAAGCCTTAACGAGGCGTACGGCTCAAGGTCTCGACGTTGCTGAAGCGATACGGCGTACCCTCGATCAGCTTACAAAAGAATACGAGCAGCAAAACACCATACTAGTTGAAGCTGCAAAAGCTGGTGAAGCCGTAAATGCTTCTCAGAAAAAAGTAGCAAAGTCTACAGGTGAAGTCTCTGAGGCTCTCGAAAAAGTACCTCTCAACATTTATGCTCAGATGGCTGCTGAAGCTAAGGAAGCTCAAGAAAACATTGAAGCATACCATAAAGCAAATGCTGAATTTATGGATGACTTCGAGCGTAGACAAGCCGCTGCTCAGCTTCATACAGACGACGCTGGTGCTATTCGTCAAGTCATAGAGATCAACGAAGAACACGAGCGTACGCGCCAAATAATGCTTAAGTCTTACTTGGAGCAAAAAGATCAGCTAGAAGCTATACGGAAGCAAGAAGAAAAAGATGAAAAAGAACGGCTAAATGCAATTAAACGTGAAGAAAAAGCTCGTCAGAAAATGTACGAGAATATTTTCACGTCTAGAGAATCTTTGCAACAAGAAAAAGATATCGATGAGTACGGTAGCATTGATCTTGCTAAGCAAGCACGTATGTATCAAGATCTTTTTGGATCAGCGGCTTCAGTAAAACAAGAAAGAAAAGCAGAGACAAAGCTGATCGAAGAAGAAATGGCAGCTTTGAAAGCCAAAGAAGACTTGGCTGACCGTATCACTGCGGATTCTTGGGCTAGATACGTAGAAGAAGAAAAAGCTACAGAGGCTTTTGTGGAAGCCAGTATCAAGTCCTATAATAAGATGCATGCTGCTTTCATGAAGAATGTCGCCGAAGAAGAAGCAGCAAACGAGAAGAAGTTTCAAGAAGAACTTGCTTTGGCTAAGAAGTTTTTGAAATTTCAAGATGATGTCGCTAATGGTGCAAAATCTAGGCAAAGTCTTGGAAGTACTTCAGCGGCTGATCTTGTTGATGTTTCCCGCGGAGAAACGATCGTTAACCGTGAAGACGACGGTTCGGAACGTTACCGTCGAATGTCTGAAGCTATAGCAGACTACCGAAATCAGCTTACTCTAGCTCAAGCTATGAAGACTCGATTCATCGGGACTGCAAAAGACGCTAATGAAGTAATTAAAGATTTCACTCTTTCCTGGCAGACCATGGGTCGAATCATGGTTGCTCAGGCATTCAATGAAGTCTTTTTTGCGATGCAGAACGGCATTCGTGGTGCCGTCAGCGAAGCCACTGAACTTTACAAAGTCGTAGCTGAAATTCAGACCATCGTCGATCCGGCTATGAGGACTCTTGGCGACTACTACGCTTCGTTGGAAGCAATTATTCAAGCATCCAACCAGCTTAACTTTGCCCCAGATGACGTAGGTCTTGCTTTTTATGAAACTCTGTCCAATCAGATTGGCGATAGCGTTGGAGAAATCCAAAATTTCATAAAAGAGTCGGCCAACCTTGCGAAGGTGACAAGATCAACTCTTGCAGATTCGTCTGACGCCATTTCGTCGGTGATGAACGCTTTCAATCTCAGTTTGTCTGACACTAACAAGATTGCATCTGAACTGTTTTCAGTTGTAGACTTGGGTCGTGTTAAGCTCGAAGAGATTGCAAATCACATCGGTAACGTTGCTGTACCTGCTGCTCAGCTAGGTCTCACGATGGAAGATCTGTCAGCTTCGCTGGCCACGATCTCTATTGCGGGTATCCCTGCTAGCGAAACTATGACTTTGCAACGTAACTTGATGTATAAGTTGATCGACCCCACTGAAAAAATGACAGAGCTGATAAAAAGTTGGGGTGTTGACTCTGCGGATGCTGCTGTTCAAACTTTTGGTTTCTTAGGTATCCTTCAAAAGTTAGATGAAGCCGCCGCCAAAGGTAGTGAAGAGTTGGCCGGCATAGCTGGTACGACGCGAAGTTACCGTGGTATCCTGGGCCAAATTGGCACTAACCTTGAAGTTTACGAAAAGGCATTAGAGGCTACTAGGAAGGCGCAAGAAAACTACAACGAAGTTGTCGCAAAGTATGTTGAAAATCCAGGGGAACAGTTCTCCAAGCTCCAACAGCAAATCTCAAACGAAATGCTGCAAATGGGTCTTCGGATCGTAGAACTTGTTAACTATTGGGATAACTTGTTTGGAAAGACTGAAGACGGCAATAGAGCTTTGGCTGTGGCTATAGGCTATATGACAAAGCTCACTATGACGGTTACGGCTGGTGTTGTTGCTTTTCTTGTACTAGAAACAGCCATCGGCGCAGTCACACGTGCTCTTCTCGCTTTGAGCGTAGCGGAAAAGACAGTTACGACAATCTCAGGTATTGGTCTAGCTATTTCAGCTTTGATCGGCACAGTGACGTTGGCAACAGCTGCCTATGCTACTTTCTCGGATAGCGCCACGAAAAGTCTTTCCAGAATTAAAACTGCTGCCGCCGAAGCCAACAAAGATGTGGCAAAAAGTTTTAAAGAAGGAATCATCGGGGCTACAGATCAGTTGGTCGGTGGTCAAATGACTACGATCAATGACAATTTGAAAGATATGGCTGCTTACCTTCAAAAGGTAAATGAAGCTGCGAAAAGCCAAGAAGCGAAAAAAGCGTTTGAAGATCTAGAGGCTTCTTTGAATCTATTCATCGATGCTTTGGGCGGTGATGAAGCCTCTCAGAAAATCACCCATCTATTCAAGTCTGCAAGTGAACTTCAGGACATCTACGGAGAGTCCGTTTGGTACACTAATGACGCTTTGAAAGAAGGAGCTGATCTTCACGAAAAGAATGCAAATGAAATGGAGCGTGAGCTTGATCTTCTTAGACAGCAAAGAGACATGGTTCTTGATCTAGCTGCTGCTAATAGATTGGCTTTGGCTCAGAGCGTAACTGAAAGAAATATTTCGGCCATCGCAGATCCAAAAGCCAGAGGCGTAGCACAGTTTAGGGCTGCTCAAGATGCCGCCTATCAAGCAGCCAACGTCGCCGACCCAGAAGAATCGCGTAAGCTCTTTGAAATTGCTAGGAAATTCCTAGCAGATTCAGAACGCAGTGCCTACGAATCTGGAGCTTTCGGAAATCTTCAAGCCCACATTTCTTTCTTCAATCGACAAGAATCTGAGCTTTATGCTTTGCAAGAGCGTAGGTTGCAAGCAGAATACAATGCAATCGACGCTCAAAGTGTCAGTCTTCAAAAACAGCAACAAGAGCATAAAGAAAGTCTTGACTGGTACAACAAAGAATCAAAGCTACGCGAAGAAAGATTGCAACAGTACGATCTTGAGCTTAAGTATCTCCAAGAGTATGTCAGACTGCGCGATCAAACTCTTAACAATAAAGAGCTTGGTGTCGACGAGCAAGTCCAAAGACTTAAAACTCTCAGAGATCAAGCTGAGATGGGCTTGAATGACATCAACGCTGGCGATCAAACCCGTGCAGCGTTTGCCCGTGAGTTCAATAAGACAGACCAGGAACTTCTAGGTTCAGCCGTATCTGCCGCCCAGACTCAAACTGCTATGGGTGCTAAAGATATTAAAGAAAAACAAAATGCACTTGATAGGGTTACCGATGATTTTGGGACGTCATTAACAAACGCTGCCGCAAAAACAGAAGAAGCCATAAGAATCATTGCTGAGTCGGCCAAAGAACTTTATCGCTACGAAGGTCCGGCAAACGAGTACAGAAAACCGTCTGAAGTTTCTGAAATAGATACAATATTGTCTGAGTTTATTGCACTCAGAGATAGAGCTCAAACTGACAAATCTTTCACACCTCAAGATTACGAAGCATCGCTAGGTGCTCTGCAAACAAGGCTGGAAGATTTTATTAACCGAACTGGAACCGGATCGGACGATGCTAATTCTGCTTTGGCACTTGCTAAAGCAAATCTATCTCAGTTAGGGATTTTGAAAAACAGCATTGACAATCTCACGCAAGAAATTGAAAAGCAGACAAAAGCTCTAATTGAGTATAGTAATCGTTTCGTCGGCCCGGACGTTGACTATAGTCAAGGTGTCGGTTCTTCTGAAGCAGAAGAAATGTATCTCGCTGAAGAAAGTTCAACTGAAAAAAAGTTTTGGGAAAGAACAGAAGAACAGTGGAATAAATTCTTCGATCTGGCGCTAAATACTATAAGCACAAAAGCTGCCAAATATTGGGGAAGGGTTCCTAAAGCCGGCGGTCTTGCAAACTACCAAGCTCATGCTATGAGTAGTTTCACTCAAGAAAACTTTGACGATCCGGCCAATATGCAGAAAAAGATAAATAATCTAGTAGCTTCTGCTGAAATGGCCAATCCGTTAGCGTATAATAACAATACTCAAATGGGCGCTAACTTGAAATCCTTTTTGCAAGAAGATATGACAAACAAACAGCAAACTGGAAATCAACCTTTTGAAAACTTGCCCAATCTAAATGAAACTTATCACAGATTTCAAGATCTTGGTCGCATAGCTGTAGAAGCGATGGCTGATGGCGCTACGATAGCTATGGAGCAGGCACCTGCACCGGCTCCAGAGCAGGAAGCCCTGCTGTCGCAAGAACAAGCGCAAGCTAAGCAGAAGCAAACTATTCTAGATCAGGAAATGGCAAATGCTCAGGCTCAAGCTCAGCGTACCAATCTCGAACCCTACATGTCTTACACAGATCCGCAAGGTAAGATAAACGGACAACCTGCTGTTGACGCTCTGGGGCCTGATCTTAAAGGTCCTCTAATTAACGGCCAACCTATGACAGATTTCTTGCCTGAAAGACACAATCAAGTATCTTCTGGCGGCTTTATAGATGGCGTCCCTGCTGGATACATGACAAACGAAATCCAGAATGGAGTTAGTTGGGGAGCACAACAGTCGATCCCGCAAGCTATGGAACAAGGATCTATGTCTGTTCGTCAGGCTATTGTTGACGGTATGGCTCAAGCCTTCCGCGAAAATCAGATGAATCAAGGTATGATGAACTCTGAAGATCGTTATTACGATTATAGCCCTCGCAGATTTGCAAAAGGCGGACCTGTTGGCACAGACACGATCCCCGCTTGGCTTAGCCCTGGTGAGTATGTAGTGAATGCAAAAGCCTCTAAAGAAAACTTTAGTTTGCTTCAGGCAATCAACTACGGTGGCGGAATGAAACGCTACTCACAAGGCGGCCCCGTGACGAGCAGCCAATCTTTCAGCAACACTTTCCACATTACATCTGCTAATCCGAATATGCAAGCATCGAATATCGCGACTGCACTGCGTAGGCAGATCGCACAAGGTAAGGCAACACTCTCAAAGAGAAGGCCCTATTGATATGTTACAGTACAATTTGAGTCTTGTAGCGCACGCGCAACTTGCTGCCACCTTGTCAGACTCTGGTACTACGCTTCAAGTAATGCCTGGACAGGGGGCTGCTTTCACGCAGCCCCCTGCCATAGGGGTTCTTGCTCGTAGCCGGGCCTACAGGGATCTAGCAGTCGCAGAGCACGTCAAGCTAGTTTCACGATCCACAGACATCATCACAATCGAAAGAGGAATTATCGGCACTCCACAAGAGTGGCCAACCGGTACTCTTCTTCTAGGGTACTGGTCCCCTGCTCTGCTAGATCAGGTCTTTAATAACCTCGATGCGCTTGAGTACACGCTCAATCTCACAGTCGGGGGAGGAAAGCAGAATGTTGTATTCAAACGTACTGGTAAAGATTTCGCGGCGTCTGCCGGATCTGGACTTAGTGTCAATGTCACTTCTGGCTCTGCTTTTGCAAATTACAAACTAGTCACTACTTTGACTACAACGAATCTTGCTTTCACAGCGCCAGCCAGCGCAACCCGCATCGACTTGATTCAAGCCAATGCTCTCAAACAAACGGTAGAAGTTAAGCTAGGAACCGAAGGAGGTTCCGCTCCTTCTGCGGATACTGACTGTATCGGACTCTGGCAAGTAACTACTACGGTAGGCCAGGCAACAAGAATAAGTGGAGACCTAGCCGATGTCCGCGTCTACTAAGAAGTTCCTTCTTGCTACGCTAATGCTCATACCGATCTTTGCGATCGGCCAAACGTACATCCCTTCCGGTGGACTGGAAATACTCAACAATCTCGGGCAGACTGTAATCAGTTTGTTCGACACTGGCGACGCTGAGTTTGATGGCACGATCACCGCAACAGCTTTCGTCGGTGACGGTTCGGCCCTCACCGGGGTGGGTATCACACCGGAGTTCATCGAAGCCCTCGATCCAGCTTCTCCAGCCGCATTGGATCTTCTTGTAGGTGTCGATGCGACAGATGGCGCACTTAAACAGTATGACATTGGCGACATCCTAGGCGCTGGCGGCGGCATCACAGACGGCGCGACTCTTGTTACTGGGCTTACTTTCCCTAACACCGGTCTTCACTTACTTGATACAAACGCAAGCCACGATCTAATCTTGTCGCCCGGCTCAGACCTCACAGCTGACCGCACTCTGACGATCATGACTGCCGATCTCAATCGTACGCTCACACTCTCCGGTGACTCTACGATCAGTGGAGCTAACTCCGGCGACATCACGCTTAGTGGAACTCCTGACTACCTGAGCTTGACAAATCAAGTCCTCACGCTGAACGGCATCGATATGAATGACATCGATGCAACAGGCACTCCAAGCGCCAGCACTTATCTTCGCGGCGACGGATCGTGGGCTGCCGTTTCGGGCAGCGGAATAACTGATGGCGACACTCTAACTACTGGGCTTACTTTCCCCAACACTGGACTCAAAGCTCTTGACACAGATGCGAGTCACGCACTCACTCTTCGATATAACGAAAATGCATCTGCTGCTAGGACGCTCAATCTAGTCCTTGGAAATACTGATCGAACTCTCACTCTGAGTGCAGACGCAACTGTCGGTGGCACAAACAGCGGTGACGTCACGCTAAGTGGTACTCCTGATTACTTGAGCCTCACTAATCAGGTACTTACGCTTAATACCGTTGACATGAACGATATCGATGCAACGGGTACGCCGAGTGCAAGTACCTACCTTCGTGGCGATGGCTCTTGGACCGCGTTGGTTGGCGGAGATCCGACTTACGGAAGCGCTGGCGGAGCAACTGACAATGCTGTATACGTAGACGCAGACAATCAGTTAGGCTTGGGTATTCTAGCTCCTCTGTCAAGCATCCACATCTACGACGAAACGCTGCCTCCGACGATCACTTACCAATACTTTAATGAAAGCGTAGGCGACGTCACTCAATATGCCGGTACTGGCACCGGCATGGCAGACGGAGCCGGCGGAACTTGGAACAATCCTAGTAACATTTCTGCGAACGACGGTAATTTTACTCAGACGATCAATCTATTTACAGACGATTCGGAGAGTAATTCTTTTAAAGCCACTAACTTTTCGTTTGCCATACCGGCTGAAGCCGTTATTGACGGCGTCGAAGTAGACGTAGAAGTTTGGTCTAGCGAAGCAGACACCGAAGATTACGTCACTAAGTTAATTATCGGAGGCGTAGTTCAAGAAGCTAACAAAGCCACAGGCGCTCTTCTAGGAACAACCCCTGCTGTTAAAACTTACGGCGGCCCGGCAGACACTTGGTCAGAGAGTTTGACACCTGCGATTATCAACTCTTCTGACTTCGGTGTTTCTTGGCAGGGTTGGTATGGCGTCGCGGCCAACATCTCGATCGACTACATCACGATCACTATTTACTATACTACAACTGCTGGCGATCATACTTGGGCCACAGGACTCAGCCTTGCTGACGGATCGTTCAACTTCCGTGAGAATGCAATCGATCATTTCAGCATCGCAAAGACTACCGGCAACGCAACGTTTCAAGGCAACGTGACTGCTGATGCGTTTATAGGTGACGGTTCCGGTTTGACTGGACTTCCTGCCCCTACTATCGCAGATGGTTCAATCAGCCGTGCCAAGCTGGCTGACATGGTCGCTGATCGAATTATGGGCCGTAATGGAACAACCGGCGCACCTGAAGATCTAACACCCGCTGAAGTACGCACCATGCTCAACGTAGCTGACGGCGCGACAGCTAACGCTGGTACAGTGACTAGCGTCGGAATCATAGGCACCGACGGCATTGACGTTGATTCTGGCTCGCCCGTCACGTCGAGTGGATCGATCACTTTGGGTCTGAATAGCAATACTATTTGGACCAACTTAGTATCCACTGCCTCCACCGTGACCCCCGGCACAGAAGATTCTTTGCTTATTGCCGATGAAAGTGCTTTGGGCGCTGTAGCTGAAGTCAGTCTAACTAACTTTGTTTTGACTGGCACCGGTAACGATAACTACCTCTACAAAAAGAACGGAACGTCAGGACAGTTTGATCGTACCGACATAATCGTTGACGACTCAAACAATGTCACCGGACTTGGCACGATCAACGGTCACACTCTTCCGACAGGAACTTACACTCTAGCAACTACTTCCAAAGCTGAAGTGCTTACAAACAAAGAAGTAGTCAAAAGAGAATACGTAACAAACGGAAGCTCTGCCACAGTAGATATTGATTCTTACGATCAAATGACCATTACAGGAGTATCTAGCAGCCCGATTACTATCGGTGCTCCTACAGGCACCAAGTACAACGGTCAAGAGTTGATTATTTGGATCAATCAAAACGCAACACCGGCAGTGTTTAACTTCAACGCTGTCTTTGTATCTTCGGCGGAGTGGGGTCTCAGCGGAGCTATCCCCGCGCCGTCGACCACGAATGATGCTTGGGATTACTACAAGTTCGTCTGGAACGAGTATGAACTTCAATGGCACCTTTTGGCGCATAGCGCAGGGAACTGATCATGAAAAAGTACATTCTAATCTTTGCACTTGCTCTGCCTTGTTTCGCGACGACTCTCGAAGAGAGAGTCGCCGCTCTGGCCGAAGCTCCCGGCGTAGCCGTGGCCGAGGTTCAAACCGACGCTCAGGGCCGCCCCGCGGTCAAGCCCATGCCTGGGTTTCCCAAGTACGGTACCGTCGAAGTTCGATATCTTTACGTGGCTGACGGGGTAGTCGAAGATAACTCTGTTACTTTGATTATCACCCCTGACGAGCAAGCTCTGTGGCATCGAAGGCTGCCCGCTCCTTTAGAGCAAGTGAGGCAGACTACCACGATCCAAACTATCGGCACGGACGAAGAGATTCGTTTGGCAATTAACACGTCTCAAAAAGTTACTTTGCTCGACAAGATCAGTGTCGAGCGCAGTGACTTGAGTGCTGATGTTCACGGCTATATCGAAGTAGCCGGCTTGCTAACGCCGGTGCATTACTATGTAGCTCGTAACATCAAAACTCAAGAATGGATCGTGAAGCCTTACGATACTACGGCGGTGACAAAATGATCAAGCGTCTCCTGTTTGTAGCCTTGCTACTCGCTACGACTAGAGTCGAGGCTGCTTGGCCGTCAACAGGCAGCTATACGGCTTGGTCAAAATGTTTCAAAATCACAACGCAAGCATCAAAAATTGACGGCGCCCTAGATTGGTACTGGCTGGATCTCGATGATATGCCCATCGAGTTCTGGAACACAGTCAAGACTGACGGTGGGGATCTTCGATTCGTAGAAGATGATCTTGAGACAGCGATCAATCACCGTCTGATTTTCATTGACACAGTCACGGACACAGGGCTAGTAGCTGTAGCCCAGCCTCACGGGGGCAGCGGCGCAACAGTAGACATAGACAGTTACGTCTTCGTCGGAAACGCCGCTGCCGCCGATCCAGGAATCTCACCGTTTCCTGGAACCGTTGAAGCTCTTTGGATGTTGCAAGAAGCACCCACTTCTACGACAGCCATCACAGACTACAGCGGTAACTCTCGTGGCTCAACTAACATTGCTGGCGTGATGACTAGCGGTGACTTGATTGCTGCCGGGCCTCACTCTAGTCTAAAGTGCATAGACTTTGATAGCAACGATCGAATAACTTTTCCTGCTACAATCTTCAACGACATCGAATCAAGTTTGACCTTCACTTTTTGGTCTTGGGCCAAAGTAGAAGACGAAGATACCGACCGTGGATTGTTCGGTTCAGCGGGCAACCAGTTCGCGACAAGACATAAATTAACGGGTGCCGGTGAAGCTCTAATCCGTAGCAGCACGAACGCTTCTAACTTTACTGTGAACACTTCTCCTGCATTTGAAGAATGGTTCTTAGATGTTTGGGTAATGGTCCATGTAGTTTGGGACGGATCGACGCTTAAGTTTTACCACAACGGCGTCGAAAAAGGATCTGCATCTGCTCTGTCTTTAAGATCCGTAGACTTGAATTACTTTCTTGGCTCCGACAACACTACTTATTGGAATGGAAAGATCGGAGAAACTGGGATAGCGTCTAATGCGCTGACAGCCAATCAAATTGCTACTATGCATACAAACTCAACAGACTCAACTTTTTGGGTTATTGCAGAACACACGGGCGGTGGTGGCGGAATGACAGTGCAACAGAGAACTAGAGGATTCTTCTAATGTCGTTAGCGGAACTTAGCCTTAGATGCGCCAAAGAGATCTACGGCTCGATTGCACCCAACACCAACTATATTGATCGAACACATCGGCTGCTTCTTGGAACAGCCGCTACCGAGTCTCACTTCAAGTATCGAAGGCAAGGCGGTTTCAGTTTCGATTCTGACAAAGGTGCTTGGGGTCTTTGGCAAACAGAAAAAGACAGCGTCGAAGATAATCTTCGACTGCTGTCTAGGCGAGAAGACATACGATCAAGAGTCGCAAACTTCTTGGTTGGGCACGAAAATATCGACGGGCTTCTTGCAATGAATTCGTCTGCCGTTCTTCGTCTAATCTATTCTTGGGATGCGTTAGCCGTCGTGATGTGCAGGCTTCATTACTTCCACAAACGACCACCGATCCCTGAGTCTCTCGAAGCCCAGGCTGAATACTACAAGATATACTACAACAGTATGCTTGGCAAAGGTTCACCTGAGAAGTACATTCGTGACTGGAACACATTTGTCAAAGGAAAACTCTATGGTTAGTTCACGCACCACACAAAACGCTGTACTCGGGGCCGGGTTAGCCGGCACTGTACTGTTGTCTCTGTTCACGTTGCTTCGCAACCGTTGGCCTGATGTGATGTGGCCGCAAGAACACGACAACGCGATCATCGTATATCTGACGGCTGTTCTCGGACCTCTGTTGGCCCGAAAGATAGCTTTCATTCGTAACCCGGAGAAAAAGAAATGATTGAGTTCATCGAATACATCATCTGGCTGCTCAACACGATCCTCGAAGCTCTCGGTCTTTTCGTATGAAAGCCATCGCCGGTTTCCTACTCGCAGCTTCGTTAAGCGGCTGCGTCGGCCTAGCGCCGGCAATGGCAGGGAAGACTCACTACAACGTAGAGTTCACGGATACTACTCTCGATCAGAACACTCAGTACAAAATGAACATCAAAGCACCGGCCGGCGTCGATCTAGCTTCCGTGACTGGAATGACTTACGATTGGCAGCCGGACGGCTCTGGTAACATTTCGGTATCGAATGACTCTACCGTGAACACTCAAGCTCAAGCCGAAGCTCTAGTCAAGATCAACGAGCAGCAGACTATGATCCTCGGCGAAACCGTAAAGGCTCTAACGAGCGCTTTGGAAATGTTGAAGAATGAAGATTAAATATTGGAACTTTAGGAACCCAACCCAAGAACAGATAATCAAAGATCTGATAGAAGAGTTGGGTGAATTGATTCCCAGATATGTACTTAAGTTGGACGTCTACAATTGGGACGACGACGGTAACTGCTACGCATCGGTCGAGCACGACATCAAGTACATGCTTGTCAAATTGAACATCTACAATCTTTTCTTTGCCGGCACACGGGAAGAAATGCGTGAAAGGCTGATACATGAACTAACCCATTTGCACACCAATAGTCTGTTCACCTTTATTGAACTCGACATATTGGATTATGTGCGTGAAAGTAATGCGCCTCTAGCAGAGCATTTTCGGAGGCAACTCAATTTGCTGGAGGAGGGTCTTGTAGTACAAGTGTCACACTTTATAGCGGAGTCTACTCGTGGAAGTAAACGGAACTGACGTTGGACTGGGGTTTGGGGCTTTCATAACATCAGTACTAGCTTACTTAGGATTCAGACCAAAAAAGGACGATCCGATGGCTGAGCTAAAGAAAGAAATAGAGGAGATTAAGGGGAGGCAAAATCGATTTGAAGAAGCTCTTCACTCGCTGACTGAACTGACTAAACGCGACATCAAAGAAATTAATGAAGATGTGAAAGAGATGAAAGAGGGCGTAAAAGAAATGTCCCATGCGATACAAAATATCGCAACAAGTGTCACTAGGTTAAATACCCTTTATGAGGTAGCCGCCAATGCGACAAAATCTTCAAGACACTCGTAAGGCGCAGCAAACACGCGACGCTATCCGCGCGATCCGCGGCAACATCGAAACTATCTTTTGGATGTTGCGAAACATGAACACGAGCGCGGCGTCGGGCACAGGCGACGGCACGGGAACTAGCTTTTCAGTTGAAGTCGTAGAGTCGTTGCCGGCCATACCTACCGTGGCTTACAAAATGGTGTTCTGGACCTCAGCCGGTGCTGGCACGGGAGACGATCAGACTTGGGAAGCATTCCCCGGCCAGACCCGCTGGTACCCGTGTCAGAAACCGACTACACTTAGTGGAGCACCTGGAGCATGAGTTGCTACAGCAGTGAAACAGAACCTACAGGGGATACCGTCGGCGGTTGGCATGATCTTGAATCTTTCTACGATTCTTTGACAGGCAAAAGCCCGCTTATGCATCTGTGTCGGATGTGCCACGATCGATCTGAAGCATTGAAGATGCCAGCGCTTTCTTTCTCAAAAGTAGGCGTCAATCCTTCCGATACTGCTTTCGCTAGTGTAGCGTACAGTAGCAACCCTTCGTGGAACCCTCTTCAAGATATACAAGTTATACTGAATCAAATTCACACACGGATAACAGACTTAGCTGGTATTTCTCTCGATACAGAAACTTGCATAAAATGGTATTACATTCCTACGGCTACTGTTTCGTCTCTGCTTTCAGCTTATAATTCTGCAATAAGTGGATCTTCACTCAGTAACAAAGAAGATTGGTTGATTTATGTAAATGCAATGAAAGACTTCTTAGAAGGTCTTTCAGGTCTAGACATCGAATCGGTACCGTGGACTTCTACAACCGGAAGCCTAAATGCTGATTCAGGTGTCAGAGTAGGAACTGTTACAGCAGACATAGCCGGTATAAATAAAACTGGTGCGAATACAGGTGCTGCTATCACAGGAGACTGCCCGCCATTCGGTGATCCGTCTAACGGTTACTGGGCAGTAGATTATGGTGTAGATCAAAATTATGGCGCCATAACTTGGAATGTCACGGCAGGGGTTGCGGCTCAAACTGGAAGTCTTGATCTTTCTGTAGGAATTCAAAACCATCCCGACAACCTTGCAGATCCTGTCATAGGCGAGGCTTTCCTAGTCTCCTACCCTACCTGCTCAACGATAACTGAAGATGAGCTTTTTCAAATTTACGCCTACACAGGTTGGTTCCAAGTAACTAGATCTAAAAGAAGATTTACTGTCAGCGTGAGTACCACAGGAGGTATGCCTAGTTCTATCTTGAACGGAAAAACTTTTAACTGGGAAGCTAAATTAAAAGAGTACAATGGAAGCGGCCCCTCATCGATTGACTCAGACATACCTCATTCTTTTATAGGAGCTTCTACTGGTACTTTCACAATAGGTGCTTTGCCTTCCTATATTGATGTCGAAGTAGAGCTAAGCGGGGCGATCATCGCAGACACAGCGGAGCCTTTTGTCGGTGGCTACTACGAAGATGATAGTGTCTGGATTGCAAAAGCCGGTATTTTGGTTATTGAAATAACACCAGATAATTACCCTTACTGTAAAACTGGTTGTAATACCTACATCGAGGATGTGTAGAATGGCAAAAGCATATGTAGGTGACATTGGGACAGCCATTGAGATCAATACTTTCATAGATCTCACACTGGCCACTACCAAAGAGTTCAAAGTCAAGAAGCCTGACGGAACAATCCATACTTGGGATGTCGACATCCCTGATGGACTGACCGCCGCGGACGGGAGGATTGTACACTTCACAGTGGAAGACGATTTCGATCAAGCTGGAAAGTACTACATCCAACCTCACGTCATAACCGGATCTTCCGATCACTTGGGAGATACCGAGTCATTCGAGGTGTTCGATGCTTTTCAATGATCTATATGTAGGTGTGCCTCCTGGCCAGCCCTACCCTGATCTCACAGAAATCATTCGCTTGACTTGTAGATTGACCGACAAGACAATCGAACTCGATTGCCCGATCGGACTAGATCTAGAGTCTGATATGAATAAGGAGATCGACATTGCCTCAAGGATTTATTCTTAGATATCCGATTGACGTTCCGGACGCGACTTATTTGTCCACGTCTATGATTCTGAATGATACATTCATCATCAGAAACGTAGCAAAAGAAACGTCGATCGAGATGAGCCTCTTCCGGACAGGCCGCCCTCTGCCGCCACGCAGACGTCAACGCCCCGTGAAACGAACGTTCACAGCGCAAGACATCTGCAACAAAGAAGAGTTCAAGCAGTTCTACTTCGACAACTTAGGTAAGTCTGTGAAGATGGACTTCGAGGGTCATACTTACTACGGCTATCTTCAAGATATTGTAGTAGGCGAGCATGACATCGAGTTCTCTTACACTTACATTTCGAAGATCCAACAACCAACCGAAGAAGACGAAGATAGGCTCTTCCCACTATGATTACTTTCCAGTATCCAGGGTACAACCCAACACATTCGATCAATCTGCCTTCGCCCGAACGCGGCGACGACGAAGTTGACCTTTCAACTATCCATCTGCACGAAACGGAAAGCGGGCAGTTCAAATCAAATGTGAATCGATCCTGTCTGAGAGAGTACGAGAGATCTCTTAACTTCACAGGCTTGTGTCAAGCTCAAATCGATGAGTTCATGCAATTCATCGTCGATTCGACAGGGCACTACATCAAGTACATTGACTACAACGGCGTCGAGTGGATGACTCAAATCACCGATGAAGTCATCAACATCGTTGAGGAACCATTCGGTTATACGATCAACATGACGTTGCTCGTATGGGAGGTCTAAATGCGAACCATTCCCCCTAACATGCTTGCTGCATTCCAAGAGCAGCAAGGACTCGACTTGAAGTTCATAGTCGAAGTAATCTGGGACGAGGGCGAAGATCCGATCATGTATTCAACTTGCGAATACGACGGGTTGGAAGTCTACCCTTACGTCAAAGAGTTCGGCACTTTTCAGTCCGTCTCTCACGTAGAGGGGCTCGGCGCCGTGAGTTCAATGGAAGTAGTGTTCTATGATCAATTCGGCCACTTCAAAGAGAAGTTGAACAACGTTGATCTTGTCGAGCGAGCCACCGCCACGGTCTATTTGACGTTGGACGGCTCGGAACTGTTCGACTTGTTCGAGGGCAAGATTAGCGATAGCGCTTCGTGGGCTAACAACGAATTCAAAATCGAAGTGCTCAGTGAAAACATCGATAAAGAAGTCGGCTATCAGCCCAGTATCGACGACGTCGACGAAACCGAACCAGACTATGAGTTCCTCGAACGGCACCTCAACACATCGTCGGCTTGGCCCGCCGTCTTCGGCACGGTTAAGAACTACGAGATTCCCATTATCTGGACTCAACGTGAAGCCGTAACCGAAGAAGACATCAGTTACGAACCGGGTTCCGACCCGCCGTACTATGAACTCAAGATTGACCAGCATGATGATTTCACCCTTGACACAGAATACTTCGTGAACATCGTCGGCAAGATCAATTCTGTATTCTCAATCCTCGGCTACGGTGTATTCACGGACAATGAAGACGGCGATCCTGTCTTTCGACTCACGAAAGAAGGAGTACACTCTAACTGGTACAAGAACATCGCCTTCACGATCCTCGATAACAACGGAATCGTAGGCGACACCGATCAACCCACTACACGAATAACGATCGAACCCGGCCCAGTAACAATCGACGAAGTCGAATTACACACGCTCGGCCCCGACGGTGAAGAGACGACTTCCGTCTGGCTTCAGTTCATGAAGTTAGAGATCCGTTACTCTTTCATGGCGTTATCCGGCCCCGGAGCTTCCAGCAAGATAACACTTTCTAAGTATGTCAATTGCTCTAGGCAGCAAGGCAATGTGATTACTTTAAATGAAAACTTGTCTTTAGTTGGCGGAGCATTTGATATATACATTCGCACCGTGAGTAAAGCCAACGACATCATCTATCAGATCCCTTCGGGTTCTAAGATATACATCATGGGTGATCGAATCGGCTACGCCGTAGACACAAAGACAGATACAGTAATCGATCGAATCGCAATCAAGCACGGCGACGAACTTGTAACAATCGATCCGGCTGCTTACGAAGTCAGCACGGCTGCTCTCTGGATCGGCACCCACCCTCCCGTGAAGTACATTCATATGCTCGGTGAAGTCTACATGCGCTACATCGAACATTATGCTTTGGAAGGGAACAGCAACGAAGGCTTGCTTGCTTCGGCACACAATACTTACAATAGCGAAGCCGAGGCCATAGCACAACTGACCGACATTCCTACGATCGATCTGGTGCCGAATGAAACGAACTTCGTATATCTTTCCGTAGAAGACGCGCAGGATGTCGTACCGGAGATCGCTTGGCAAGCGAACAAAGCTGTCCGGTACACCCGTGAAAACAACGATGACGTGCTCGAACTGATCGACTTGACAGACACAACGACACCTGCTGTGTATTCGTTCACAGAAGATAACATTCTGTTCGGTAGCGTAGAGTACGGGTTCACGTCGAAAGACAATCTCTACACCGTGTTCAAAGCATCGTTTCAGACCAACAATCTATTGAAGGATCTCGAAACGATTCGCATGAAAAAGAACAATGACATCTACGGTGAGGAAGTCCTCGAAACAGACTATTACATCTTCAAGAGCAAGACTGTAGCGAAACAAAAACTTTCCTGGTGGAAGGACAAACTAAGCCGGTTCTATTACACAATCAAACTGACCGGGTTCATGGATGCCTTCGGGCTGGAAGTTTGGGATAGGGTTCATGTGAGCCTCGATCCCTCTACGTTCTACGATCCGGCTGACGGCACTCCTTACACCCACACTCACGACGCAGATCCACAGCCGATCATCGGCTATGGCAGAATCAAAGAGATAGCACCAGACTTGACAACTGGTCTGGTCGAATTCACAATCGAGGTAGAGTAATGGCATCCCGTGACATCAACAAATTAAAGCCCGGCTGTAAAGAAAAAGCGTACGCCCTCCTTGAACGCGCACCATTTGAGGTGCTCATTTATTGCACAGGACGATCCGCTGTAGAGCAAGCGAAGCTGTACCGGCAAAGCCGCACCAAGGCCGTGATCGAGCACAAGATCAGCGTCTACGAAAAGTACGGTCACTATGAGCTTGCGAAGATCCTTCGTGATGTTGGCCCACAACATGGGCCACACGTCACTAAGGCCGGCCCTGGTGAATCCATCCATCAGTACTGGTTGGCGTTCGACGCTGTACCAATCATCAACGGCAAACTTGCTTGGGACACCAAGAAGTACGCCGACCAATGGTCGGTCATCGGAAAGATCGCCACTGAGCTTGGGTTGAACTGGGGCGGCAATTGGCCGAAGTGGGCGGACTTCCCGCACTTCCAAGACGCGCCATCAGGCAATCCTCTTAAGCTAGGCTGGAAAGACTGCATCTTTACGGAAGACGATCTATGAATGTTTTGCTGGCCTGTGAAGAATCTCAAGAAGTTTGTCTAGCTTTTAGGGAGAAAGGCCACTTTGCTTACAGCTGCGATCTTCAGGAATGTTCTGGCGGACATCCAGAATGGCATTTGCAAATGGATGTATTCGATGCCTTTAACGAGTTAGACTGGGATCTAGTGATTGCATTCCCTCCTTGCACGCACTTAGCAACTAGTGGCGCTCGTTGGTTCAAGGAAAAGCAAAGAGATGGCAGACAGTACCAAGCCTATAAGTTTTTCATAGAAATGGCCAGCACGAAGTTTGAACGGTTAGCCATTGAAAATCCGATAGGCATCATGTCTAAGCTGTACCGTAAGCCAGATCAAATCGTCCACCCGTGGATGTTTGGCGATCCTTATTCTAAGGCTACTTGTTTGTGGCTGAGAGGGCTTCCTCTGCTACAGCCTACGAATATAGTCGATAAAGGTGATTATGAGTTGACGAACGGCGGTAATCTCATACCGAGTTGGTACAATCTTCCGCCATCCGAAGATAGAGCAAAGATGAGAAGTAAAACATTCCCAGGCTTAGCTAAAGCTATGGCCGATCAATGGAGTTTCTAACGTGATCACCTTACCAAATGGAAACAAGTTTCGGGACAAAGCTGGCGACCCTCTGACGCTCGAAGGTTACATTCCCGATCCCAACAATCCGAAAATGCTCATTCAACAGTTTCTCCCATGCAAGTATCGGGAGATGAAAGTATGCGCCACGTGTCCCGCGTCAAAAGCAAAAAAACTGCGACCTTCTTGTAAACTCAAGAAGATCGCAGTCAGGTTGACTTGCGTCGGCTGCCTAGAACGGAAAACGTAACATTCTCTTATACGCCTTCGACATAGCCATCGCTTGCTGCAAAGCCGTATACTTGAGATCAAGCGGCGCTTCACAGTTGTTCAAGATATACCGTAAGGTAGTCTTCGAGAACGGGATAACTTTATCTTCCCCTTCGTGAAGATCATTCATGTACAACGAAACAGCTTTCAAGTCTCTAGCCTTATCGCAGAACGCAAGTTTGAACCCAGACTCAGAGACAAAGCTAGTCAAGAATTCTTTAGTCACAGGCCAGTCATACACTAGTGGTATGATCTGGCCTTTTTTTATGTGCAAATCAAACCACTCATCAAACAAATCCCATACTTCCGTGTGGCGCTTAGCGAAGATTCGGTCTTGCAGCTTCAACTTCTTTTCGTGCTCTGGGCTGACTCGAATATACTTCTCAAAGATTTGCTTGAAGATAGGGTTGTAGTTCAAATCCAACGGCAATATGCAGATGTGATATATTTCATCCGTCTTTGGATCTTTACCAGTGGTACGAATACCAATGGAACACATCACATTACCGTTGAGTGTTTTACCCATACGCATTCGTACCGTCCTTTCTCTCTAGACCCTATGTTTGCTTGGGCTTGCCAACATTCTCGGTAATCCCAATACTTCATTTCATCATAGTAGTCACAAGGCTCGCCACTGAGTATCACCTTCCCATCAATATCACCGATCAATTGAAGTAACCTTCTGTGCTCACGTTCGCCAAAGTCTTCTTCGTCGTACATCCCATTGTATGCGCTAACGTAAGGTGGATCGATATAAAAGATTGTACTTTCTGAGTCATACTTTTCTATGACTTCAAAACAATCTTTATTCAACACCTTAACATCTAGCAACCTCTCGTGAATCTTTCTGAAGAATGGAAGACGATCATATATTTTCTTCGCGTCGGAAGAATTCTCCATTCTTCTCCCGAAGTGCTGACCTTTCTTAGAAAATGATGCTATCGTCAAGTACCAGAAAGCAACAGCAGCGTCCAGCCCTTCAAGTTCACTGTTCAGATAATCTTGGAACTGCTCTCTAGAGTATGGGTGCATTTCCATCTTGAACAGCAACTCTTCAAGTGTGTCCGGATCTTGAAGAACCTTAAAGAAGTTGACTACATTCTTGTTGAGATCGTTAAGGACATCGCAGAAATGAGGTTCCGTGTTTAACAGGACTACTCCGCTTCCAGCAAAAGGCTCCACATAGTAGTCGGGTTCATAATCAATGTGTTTCAAGATCTTGTCTAGAAACTTTTCTTTATTACCAACCCAACCGAATGGACTCTTTATGCGTTCTTGACCCATACGCATTCGTACCGTCCTTTATGTCTCGACTCAGACTTGATCCTGACCGGAGCCGGCCACTTGTCTGTGTAGTCCCAGTAATCCATGTCATCATAGTAGTCACAAGGTTCGCCGCTGAGAATCACCGTTCCTTGAACTTCACCAATCAAAGCAAGCAAAGCCTTGTGATCTTCTTCACTGAACTGAGGTCCACTGTACGTTCCATGTTGCGTCCCCGTGTAAGGGGGATCTAGGTAGAAAACTGTTTCAGGGTGATCGAACTCGCGGATAATGTCAAATGCATTCTTACATTCAATGTAACAGTTTCGGATCCTGAGATGGATTTGTTCAAGCCCCGGAAGGCGTTCGTATACGCGACGCGTCTCGGCAGATGCTTGCATATTGCGACCGTAGTGTCGCCCAAGCCTGGAAAATGAAGTTTCAATTGTGTAGTACCAGGCGACAGCACGATCCACTGGATCAGGAAGGGTATGTCTATTGATGACATATTCATCAAATTGCTCCCGTGAATGCGCATGCAGCTCCATCTTATGCACAAACTCATCGAGAGTTTCTTTCTCTCGAATGACTCTGAAGAAGTTGACGACATTCCCGTTCAAGTCATTGTAAACATCCAAGATGTGAAATGGAGTGTTCAACAACACAATACCCGATCCACCGAACGCATCGACAAATCGACTAGTATACGGAATCAACGGCAGGATCTTGTCAAGATGTGCCTTCTTCGATCCCGGCCAAACAAACGGTGCTTCAATCATTTCGAGTACTCCAACAACAGAGCCAAGCCGAGTAGAATCAAGAACATCCAAACAACCAAAAATGTAGGGAAGCACTTGGTGTGCTTGAAATAATCGCAAACTCGTCGGGAAGCGTCACTAAGGAGAAGGCCCAAGAAAAACAACCCGCAAGCAAATATAAAAGAACTCATTTGTTTCTCCTACCGAACATGTCGATCACCTTGCCTCGAAGGTCTTCAAGCGTTCCGTCGTTGACGATCACTTCATCCCAATCAGTCCACTCTTCCATAACATCGTCTACTGAGTCGCCCTCAACCATGATGGTTGGCCGGACCACTTTGATGAGCACACCGCCTTTCTCACGAACCATCTTCGCCTCAACCGGGAAACGAAGATCAGATATGAGCATTCGTTCCCATTGCTCCAACTCTCGGCTAAGCACGGCCCGTGCAAAACAGTCGGGACCCAACGTCTGTTTCAGACTTTGACCTACATCGATCAAGATCTGCCTAGGCGACTTGCCAAGCCTATCTATCTTCACTTCCTTTCTTTCAGGGTGAGCGTCGTAGAAAGACTTGCTGAAGAACTCAGGGACAAGTTCTTTACAACACGCATACAAGGGACGGGCGAACGAACAAATGACAGGATCAACCATCGTGTGTTTGTTCATGTAGTCTGCTAGAATGTTGACGCAAGTATCCTTACCCTGCTGTTTCCTGTGGCCGAATGCGAAGATCATATCAGATGCCTTTCTTCAAGTAACCGTTAATCACGGTGTAAGGATCGCTGGGCGGCTCTTCGGAATTAAGAGAGACGTTCGCCCAGTGCATAGTTTTGGCAAGCCCGTACTTACCGCGGACTGCACCGGTAAGCAACGCAACTTGTTTGTTGAATATACCCATAGTCAAGTGAGTCGTATCATTCTGACTAGAGAACGATTCCCACATGTCATTGACCGACACGCAAGCACCGTCAATCTTGAACACATCGGACTGAACAAATCGTTCTATGTCGCTCACATTAGAATCAGCCAGCAACTCTTTACTGTCTGTTTCAATCACGGGGATGCGAAGGCGGCCAGCAGTCTCTGGAATCTCAAGGTCAAGCAATTCTGTTGTGAAGTCTTGAGCTTCTTCTTCTAGCCGTCGGGTCATCTCCATCTTCGGAATTTCATTCTCCAAAGGATAGACAGGAATCACTACGATCCGAGTGTCGCCTGAGAAGACAGGCGCTGCGTTGGGATCGTTACTGAACTGAGCAAAGTGCATCGTATTTTCATTCATGAAGGGCGTCTCTCCCTTGCGGTGAATACTGATCTTCCGACTAGTCACCCAGTCTTTGATCTTGTTAATCACAGGGCCGCCGCGTTTGTTAGACAGGTTCAACTCTTCAATGATCCCGAGAACCGCGCCTTCAACTTCGCCGTTGAAGTTGCTCGAACTTTCTAGAGCCGTCGAGACTCGCATCACTCCCTTCGTCATCAACAAGTCAATCGCTTCGTGAAACGTCGACTTACCTGTATTCTCCTTACCGTAGAAAAACAAGTAAGGCAACGGCTGCTTCGGGTACTGAATTATCGAAGCGATCCAACACTTCAAGTAGTCACCGCCCGTGCTGAGCCCGTGCTGCATACACCAAGAATTCTCACGAATGGCTTCATCAAGTCCGCGGCCCAAGTGATTGAGAACAGCCATCCAAGTCGGGTAATGAAGGTTCGTCGCGTCCTCACGTCTAGTATACCGCAACTGCGCCGCGTTCTTGTTCCAACGTCGTCCACCGGGGTACTCAGGCTTGAACGGTTCGTTCACCAAGATCCAGTAGTTCTTAGTGAGACGACCAATCTCCATTTCACGTTCACGCAACGTGTACCCCATAGAACTGATAACGCTCAGAACGTTTGTCCTAGGCTCTTCGATCCAAGTGTCTCCGAGTCCACGAATGAAGAATCCCGCGTCAGCACCTTCCGGCGTGACGCAGTGTCGAATATCTTCCTCACTCGTGTCTGTTTCGATCTTGTCAACGTTACGCACAGTCTCATGAGACATGAACTGGTACGACTTCGGCTTCTTGATCCAGCCGGATACAGTTTGATCTTGAGGGAACGCATCGACTTCAAAGATCAGCTTATCGGTCTTCGCGTGCAAGCTAAGCCTCGCACTACGGTTAGTCATATTCGGCGCAAGATTGACCTCGACTTCCATCGCTCTCGCCGCGGCAGCCGCATCTTCTACTTTCTCGAAGTAGAAGCTGCCATCTTTGTCCTCCAACCCACCGTGAATCTTGCAAGCAGTAGGGAAGTCTGGAACCCTGTTGTAATAGCACTGAGTCCAATCACCGGAGTCCCTCGTCCAAGTAAGTGCTTCAGTTACACCGCGGCCATGGCGGCGGACGCTCCACGATCCATCTTCCAGCGGGAACGCAAAGCAATTCTTTGTACTACTTCCCGTGGTCGCAGTCTCGAACGGGCCTTTCAGGCTCAGCTTCGTGTGAACTTCCTTCAAGGCCAACGTGTGCGTAATCAACATACCGTAATCACAGTTCCAGTATGTATCATACTCGGTGATCTTGTTAAGCTCCTCGATCACGCGGCGGTGCTTGTCGTCGAGCGGAGTCATCAATCGACGCTTAGCCAACTCATTGAAGTTGTCTATCTCCGAGTCATCAATAAGATCCGGACGCAGACGCGAACGACGGCCGGTAACGACGCCGGAGTGCTCCCTCCAGTTAAGCGGTATCTCTTTGAGTACCTCACCTTTCTTAACTAGTTGAAGTCCTTCCGGCGTCATTTTGCTGGCCCACACCCAAAGGATCTGACCGAACTGATCTACCTTGGCTTGCAAGTCAAGCCCAGTGTCGACCGACATTTTCGACAGAATCGAACGTGCAAGCGACTGATGTTCGGTATGCGTCTTGGAATCTGCGCCTTCGACGTACACGTAGATATGGTATCCACTGCCCGTGGTCGAAGTACGAATTGTAGCATATGGAAGGTTCTTAATCTTCTCGTAGATCTCAGCAAGCTCTTCTTTTGAAAGACCCTGCTTGTGATTCAAGAGAGAGTCGAAGTCGTAACCGACCCAAACAGATTGCTTGTTCTTCCAGTCCCACCCAGTCAATCCAATGCCTACCGCATACTCGGCCAAATCGAATGTCATTGGCGGATCGTCGTAGTGAGCACCTTCATTCATTGAGTCCCACGGAATGCGGAAAGGCTTGTAAATGACTCCGGTTTCTCGGCACTGGTAGGTCATGTACTTCTCGCCGCGAAACTCGTTGTCTTTGATGACGATGCTGTCTCGTTTGTCTACATATACTTGGCACTCCATATTCTCATTGTAATGCGCCACAAGATCCGCGGGCGCTCCGCAGTTGGCCAGGAAGGCTTTGATTGCCTGTGTTCTAGTTACCACCACCCAGTCTCCTGTAGACTTCTTCGATCCGTTCCACTTTAACTTTCGTGTCGATTTCCAACACCTTACAGATGTTGTCGAGACGAAGATTCTTGAACAACGGCGGCTCGCTCCGCATACAACGGTTAAGGTTGTCCGTCTCAGCAAGCACCATCGTATCGATCATTCTGTTCTTGCCAAAGAACTCGACGGCAAACTTGGAGCCCAACGTGTTCACGATCATGTCGAAATCAAATCTGATATTATGCCCAATTGCCGTGATGTCCTTGAATTGAGACAAGATCATTTCTTTCACTTGTTCTTTCTCAAGGAACCCGCCGGCTACAACCGCTGAGATGCCATTCATTTCTTGAGCTTTCGCGTCGTAAATGTCCAGTCTCTCCGGCTTCATACGGTAGGTCACAGCGCCGAGCGCAAAGGGCTTGATTGAAAGCTCGATCACTTCATGTGACCCTTGCTTCAACCCTGTGGTCTTTGTAGCAATGCTGCAAATCATTTAAGCTCTCCTAGTTTCTTTATTGCGGCTTTCGTCAAACAAATGCTTCCGCCCGTCTCAATGTCGTACACTCGAAACATACTCTTCTCAGGTACTACTATGTGTCTGCTGGAAATCTTGTACTTCGTGAATTCCTTGTACATCTTGACTGCGGTCTCTTCGATCTTTTCTTTGAGCACGCCGGACTTCGATTGAATTATGTTTCTTGGGTTGTCAATGTAAAGCCAGATCGTTCCAGTCGGCAAGCTGTCAGGCATCCAATAGTCCACACAAACTTTCCCGATCCCTCTACCGTAATGGCTCGTTCCGGTGAGGTTCTCGAAAATGTCATACGTATCTTGTGCCTCGAATTTCATACAACAACTCCTTAATAATTACAGCCGTGGACTCGGCATCAACCAAAGCAGTATGCGCTCCTACATTTGACACTTTAAATTTCTCTCTAAGCGCATTGAGAGAGGTGCCGGCAGAAAATCCTGGCCTAGCTATGTTCAGAGCCAAAGCCAAACTTGCAGTGTCGATCATTCGATAGTTAAAGAACTTATCGTAAATATCACGACCGAACACTTGACGTGTAAGGAAAGACTGATCGAAAGGATAATTATGCCCAACAGGTGTTGCCTTAGCAAACTTAGAGAAGAAGTCCCAGATTCTCGGGATGACCTCTACTCTGTCAGGCCAAGAATTAATTTCTTCTTCCGTATAGCCGTTGACTTCAAGTGCCTTAGGATCGATTGCAAATCCTTTAGGGTTGATCTTGAACTCAGCCCTAGCTAAAGCGTAATCTTCTCTAAGATCAGACTTAATAACTGCACCGACACTAATCACAGCGTGCTTCTCGGGGTCTAAGCCGGTAGTCTCGGTATCTATTATCGCGTACATCTTCACTCCTTTCAGAAGTATACATCTCTAAGAGGGCCTTCGAGATTGGCGATCATCTGATCACTTTCTTCTCTCGTCTTACCCATCTGCCTAAACACATATCCAGAGTTAATGTCCTCCCACATTTCTTTCAGTCCAACGGCGCATTCAATCTGAAACTTCTTCGACAAGTGAGCGCGGTAAGTGTAGAACGAAGGACCGTTAGTCACCTGGTCGATCGAAGTAATGAACTGATCTCCGATTGATGATCCCAGCCCAATCGCATAGACAAACTGCTGGAACGCCCAACTTTCGTCCACGTCTTCCAGTCCCTTATTGACGCAAACCGGCAGTCCAGAGTCATTGACGATCACGACGCCCTTGGCCGGCGCGCCAGTCTGATGGTCCGTTACGTAGTGCTTACGCTTAGCGTTCACACTGCTGAAAATAGAATTCACCTTCCAGTCCAAAATAACCGGCGTTCCGTGTTGATTGATGTAGAAAGCGTCAGGCTTGCCGTAACACGGAACTCCAAGGATCGTCGCGTCTACGCCGAATTCAAACCGCGGTTCGAGATTCGCTAGTCCCATGTCAGCTACTGCGATCCCATACGCACCACACTCCTTATACAAGTGAAGCCAGTATTCAGCCTTAGGCCAAAGTTCTTCGCGAAACTGCGGATCTACCTGTTCTTCAAAAAGTTGCCGGGCATCAAAGCGAGTCGCAGTTTGCAGATCATTCGTTATCTGAGCTTTGACCAACGCGTCGAACGCCGATCCCGCGGCCATGTAAATAGTCTGCGGTTCACGAACTTCCAGACGATCAGAAAGATAGTTCACGAAATATCGCAAAGGTTCTTTCTTGAAACACTGGTATGCACTAGGGCTGATATACTTCGGTATTCTCATTCTCGGGGCCTCGTGATTCTGGAGAAATAGTCAATGCCCTTTACATTAGGGATAGGCACAACCCCTTGACTCAGCTTAGCATACCATTTGCCTTCGATCTTCAGCAACAATCCCATGCTCTCATTCTTTATGATGTAAGTCAAGTAAGTCCCGTCTTTCTTTGGCTCACTCTTTGTCCACTTCATTTCTTTATCTTCCCGTCTACTTTATCGACGATCTTCTCTTTCTTCAGGTTGTCTTGAATACGCTGAGCTTCGGCCAGACTCTTCGCAACATACCTCTTAGGTACGGTCATAACGTGCCTCCTTAGGAATCCCACCTTTCGTGAGTTCTCGATATTTAATAGTTATCTTCGATCCATTCTCAAACATACAGTCATCACGATCCGATCGATGGAACGGAAAGCCAACCGAACGAATCTTTCTTTCTTCGTCTGTGAACCCGGACACTTTAAAGATCCGGCCAACGTCGTCTTGCACTTCGAGTGCGCCCATCATTCCGTAATACTTGCCATCGCCGTAGTAATACCCTGTGACTGTGACTTCCATCTTTTCATAGGGCTTGACTTTCAGCAGGTTGTTTGAACGGCATTGCTCCCACTTGCTGTAAGGTTCGCGCAGCATCAACCCTTCGCCGCCGCGAGACATCACTTCGCCCAGCATTTCACTGAGATGTTCTTCGTCTCTGACTAGAGTCTGTTCGACTACTTTGAAGATCTCATTTTGCTCTAGCTTAGACAGCAGATGGTACGCAAATCGAAAAGGCAATTGATCTTTGATGGTGGGGTGAAGTTGGATCTCAGGAATCAGCTTCTCTGCTTTGCGGAAACGCACAAGCCCGGTATCCATCTTTACAGGCATATCGAACGCCATGAACTTAACGTGTTGCCACTCCAAAACAATAGGGGTCTTCTTGCGAACAACAGACATAGTTTCTTGAAACATCTGACGATCAATGTAAAGTTCACCGTCCAGCGGCATGTTCTCAGGCAAGTGCTTCAGCCACCACTTAGGAGCATGTACCACTTTACCGTCACGGGTCCAAAGCCCCGTCGGCTCGATGTCAGGGTCGTTGCTGAATTCCTTCGGGAAGTTGGGAAGCCAGAGACCGCGGCAGCCGTCTAGCTTTTCGCTAGCATACCAACCAGCCACCTTCTGATCTTCGTACATCTTACCGAGCATAGCGAAAGTCTTAAGAGCCATTTTCAAGCCAATCCAGTTTGTCGTTGACGGCATCATTCAAATCGATGTGCATAGCCGAAGCTATCAACGCCGTGATAATAACAATGTCTGCGAGTTCGGAGCTCAGCCCGACAGGCTTGTCATTGTAGCTAGCCTTAATGAACTTATTGCTGTAGTCCACGGTAGCTTCGATCACTTCCGTGGACAAGTGTTTCAGCATTTCTTCGACATTCTTGAACCCGCCTTTCTTGGGCTTGAGATTCAATAATCTCCGTCCAATACTTTCACGACTCTGTTTTTCATGCCTTGAAGAATCCTGTGTATTTGCACATACGGGATCTTGCATTCTACTGATACCTCCTCTAGTGTGTAACCGTCAACCCTCATTTGAATGATCTTCTTTTCTATATCGGAGAAAAGAAAGTTACTTACAAGATCGTCACGGACAATGGTATCTTCGTGTTTCTCGTCCCAACATTGCTTTGGCGTGCCTCGATTGGCTGACACAGATTCTTCATTGTCGTCGCATCCGAATTCAGAGTCAAACACATCGCAGTCAAATGGATTGTACATCAGATCTTCGCCGTCGGGCGTCTTGATCAGATGCGATCGTTTGACGAAATTGATTATATGTCCTTTAATCTTTTCACGCAGAAATGCTCTCGGATTCGGGTGTCCTTTCAGTACGTTCACGCCAGCTATCAGAGCCACGTAGGCTTCTCCTCGAATATCGACACGTTCATGTGTGAAGCTACGCTGTGAAACACGATCCGCTAAGTAGTTAGCAAAAGGAATGTAGTTCAGTATAACGATTTCGAGTTCGCCTTCTTGAATTTTGTCAATCACTTGCTTGTCGGTTAGATACATCTTTGCAGATCCTATACATTGGGTGGAACCCCGATAGGCGCGTCGTGTAGAAATCACTGATCTCGCCATTTGAAGGGTTGTACACTTTGTTTCCGTCCCACGCACAAAAATGATTCTGATACTGCAACAGGCCCACGTTGCCTTCCGTGAGCAAATCTCCTTCCTCCCAACGTCCTTTGAATTTCCCCGATCCACCACACAGCAAACACTTGCTCGAATGAAAATGAATGGCCGGCCAACGACCGTAGTTAATTACGAGCGCCCATCCTTTGTCTTGTAAATACTTTGTAAAGTCCTGCGGGTGATGGCCTCGAAACTTCATGCTGCCTTGCGCGCCAAAATGTATAACGTCTTTGTAAGGCTTATTGATTTCCTCGATCAACTCCTGAACGGGAACGTCAATCACCATGGCAATCGCTGTGACCATGCAACTAGCAGGGTCAGGTTGTATTTGAATCTTTAGCATAGCTTAATTCTCTCCGATCTTATGTTACGCATGACAACACTCTCAGGAAATACAGAACCTTCTGCAATCACTACATCTTCTAGTCCATTTATCCAAACTCTTTTATACATATTTTCCTGTATACAAAGAGAATTAATTCCTAGTTGAATGTATAGATCGACGCAGCTAAACACAAGAATCTGCCCCGAAGATAGTTCAGCATGTAGTATACCGTCGTGGCACGTCAAAGTAACTACGCCCGCTCTATGAAAAGATCTGTCAAACATTTTGTAAATCCAGATCTACAAAATAAATCTCAAGATCCTTACCGTCTCTCAGCCTGAACTCAGCCACAGAAAAATTAGGCTTACTCTTGATGTGTTTGAGTTCATCAAACTCATACAAAACACCAGCACCAGTGATCGCTTGCTTGCTTAGCAAATTTATCTTCAAATAAACGACGTTTGCTTTCATCTAGTCCTCCCACACAAGTTCGCCAGCGAACACTTGACCTTCAAACTTACAATGAACACCATTCTTGTCGACCCACTCTACTTTCATATCCCAGAGAGGGCCCGGCGTCACGCGATCAAATTCGTAGTAGAGAATGCCGGCAGCAATATATTCGTTACCGTTGATGTTCAGTTTGTTACCGATTCTAATAACTTGGTCCACTGTATCTACCCTTTCACAAAACTGACTCCACCTGAGCATTTGAGCTGAACTTCAGGATCTTTGAATCTCACCACAACTGCCGTGTTCCAATCACCGATCACATCTTGAAAAGACTCGAACTTCATTATAGTCTCCCCATTCGAGTACACGAATCCGGCTAAGTCAACTATCACATGGGTTGATATCTCTCGAAGGATGGATCGTTCCACCACATTGCTCCGCAATACGTTCAGCCTTTGCCAGATCCTTAGTAGTACACACTACTCGCATATCTGGCATCACGACTCTGTAGTCTATCTGAGTCCTCCCACGATCAACCCAACCGTGGTACATTACATCTTTGACGTTCATTTGCCTACCACCTTAAGGACAAGTAACAAGATTAACAGACAACCCAAGATGCCGAGGACGCCTATCAATGGCGCCGCAACAACATACCAACTAATGTTTGGAAACGCCGTCACTTTCAGCGCCGTGAACAAAGTTACCCACGTAAAAATAAGAATACTACTTAGCTGCTCTTTCATTAAGGATACCCTCATCTATTTCAATTTCTTGCAACAGTTCCAACGCGCAAGCTTTTCGATTCTTTAATTCCGAAAGAAGGTGAGCTCTTAGCTCTTCCTTAAGGATGCTTAGAGCTTCTTCTAAGCTAAGCCCTACACGCTCAACAATGTATCTTCCTTTTAGATATCCTACCTCCAGCTCTCCCTCCGCGTCTTTGATCTCTTTTACGAACTCATAGAGCATAACTTTATCTCGGCTGAACTCCGACCACATTACAGACAAAACTGTTGCTTTGACAAAGGGCTCCACTGTAACATCTAATTGAGTTCCAAGAGCACTGTGAGATAATCGGTATTCCATATCAAAGATCCCATTTCGTTATCTCAATCCCTTTGCAAACTTCGATGCCATCGATCAGCATCCGAGGCCAAGCAATCCCATGCCAGTCACAACTACAATCCCTTTCGCTAGCTTCACAACAATCGAAGCCAATGCTCGTGATATTGTGCTTTTCCATCAACGCTTTAAGTTCTTGCTTGAACTCTTTCATCTTTAATTCCTTTAAAAAGCCCTGGTAGGGCACGATCCTACATCCCACTCGATTCAGTGGCTACTTACTTAGACGACAGGGCTTAAAATTGGTGAACTCCAGCAGGATTTGAACCTGCGTTCCAGGTGGCCGACCCGATCCTATCCGCTAGAAGATGGAGTTCAAAATCAGAGCATGTATTCTTTCAAGTTTGCTTCGCGATCCAAGATGCTCAAATCGTAAGTGCCTCCACTCACGTCAAGAAGCCATATGGGGATCTTGCAGCCAAGCATTCTAGGAAAGTTTTCAACTTGAGCTGGTGTGAAAGAGAGTTCACGTTTCAGCTCAAGCCATTGACGTTTCGTTCGCTTGAGAAGATAAAGATCCGGCAACCCTTTCTGGATATTGTTGCCGTAAGTAGGCATCACCGTGTATCCTTTGGCTTCAAGCTCTTTCGTCACTTCTATTTGAATCTGCCCTTCGTAGTGCGACTGCACTTCGTGAGGCTTAGGCTTTGCGTTGCCCCCTAAATAGTTAAGGTAGTTAGGGTTCTGGAAAAGCCTAAGATATTCTTCACGTGTCGTACCTCGAAGGAGCCACACGTTTCGGATCTTGGGGAAGTAGAAGTTCTGGTACTCGGTAAATGTTTCCTTACCCGGCCGTTTGACTTCTACCCATCGCTCGCCGTACTTGTGATGAAAGCAGTAAAGATCTGGGAACCCGCCCTGAAACTTGTTCCCGTGAGTGTTAATTACGTTCCACTCCTGAATCCTCAGCATCTTTATTATCTTGTCTTGCAGTATTGCCTCGGGCTGTCTGTTGCTCTTCGGCGAAAACGGCTTCATGCTTGTAAACTCCACACGCCAAATGCCAGCCGGCCTCGATCAAAGATTCAGGGCCTCGAACACCTTCAATGAAATAGGTAATCAACATCCGCGCTCTTTGGATATGGGCCATAGCGTGCATGTCACGAGCCTGAATATGCCACTCTGTGCTCTTGTCTTTCGGGTCAACGGCGAAAGACTTGAGAGCCTTACGAATGTGGGTGATCTTCAACATCTTTAACAACCTTTCGTTTGATGCTTTCAGGCATCGTTCTACGGAAATCAGCACGGAATACTTCGAGTCTATATTTCAGCTTTTGATACTCTGCCAAGTGAGGGTAGAGCTTTTGCTTCCTCAGCCACACATCGAGATCAGCTTCTTTATATAACTTAAGTAGAGACTTGTAACTGTCTCGCTCAAACAACGAAACATACCAATCTCGAACTTCAACCACCTGATCTTCTTCAAGATCCCTGAGGTTCTTGAACGTAACTTTAACTAGAGGAAATCCTTTTACGCTCTTTCTCAAACTTTCGTCGAGTGACCTCACCTCTTTTATAACGTTCGATTTCAATCTTTAGCTCCTTTTTCGTAAGCAAGCCGTAGTTTCTTACGTTAAGCCTCCTGGCTTCCTTAATCAGATCGACGATCATCGGATCATTCTCACGCCAGGCTTTCTTGAGTCCTTCAAAATCGCCCGCCTCAATCAACTGCCTGTGTGGTTCTAGATCGTCGAACTTCGCCACTAGGCGTACTACTTTCTGCCAACGACTTATCTCTGACTTGCACATCTTTAAGTCCGCGGCTGTGAAATCAACGCCGTAACTCGCAGACATTGCTCTCAAATTGCGCCTCCACTCAGCCAACTTATCTAGTGGATAGCGTGCCAGTTCGGGCCGGCGACCCATTTCATTTCTAGTAATGGTACCTTCTCCCTAAGTTCCTCTATCCTCGCAAGGACAGTCTCCTCTACTTTCCCGATCAGACTCGGATCATGCACCACGGCTACGATTTCGTCGTGAATGTTCAACGTCTGCACTTTCCAGTCTTGAATACCAGCAGGTTGCAAGTCGTAGATAGATCGCTGTACTTCTTTCGTGATGTCTGCGCCGGGACTTTGGATCTCATGATTGATTGCTGCACGTGATGCTTTCTTCTGAATACGTCGTATAGTTTGATAGAGAGCAGTGCGTAGCGCATTCGACACGGTTTGCGTCCGTCCTTCGTATCTCTGACAAGTCGGTTCGTCTTTATACTCGAATGGCATGTTCTGCGCTAGATTGTACAACATCCGGCAGATCTTCCACTCAAGCATGAAGTACCGCCTGTGACCCATGAAAGACTCAATATAGGGTAAAGGCTCCTCCCAAGTATAGTCGTCTCTCAAGGGTCTGTAATGCTTGTAGATTTCTTCCCGTCGTTTCAAGAACTGTGGGAAGTTCTTGAAGAACTCTTTCTCTGCACGCTTGGATTGCTCCGACGTGGCTTCGAGTTTGTATTCGATCGCGTCAGCCGTCCCGCCGTACACGAGGGCAAACAACCCTGACTTTGCTTTGCCATACTTATCTTTGTCTTCCATGACTTCATCGTAAGACATACCGTACAATCCAGCGCCAAACACGGCGTGTACTTTCTTACCCGTCGTGAGCATCTCATGCCAGTTAGGATCGTCGTACACAGCATCGCAGATCGTCAACTCGAATCCGTCGAAGTCACCGCCAGCCATGTTCGGCCCGAACGTGAAGCACTCACGAAACGATGCTTCACGATCAAAGCCCTGCGGGTTAAGTCCGCCCGCGCCCGACATTCGGGAACTCTTCGTACCGATAACGTTGTACCCCGGATACAAACGTTCGGCCAACAACAATTTCTTTAGTACGCGCAACTTCGCGTTCATCTTCCGTGACTTCTTGATATGCTTGGCTCGCTTAGCCACCTCGTGAGGCGGACAGTTCGGGCAGCCGTCAAGATCATTTTCGAGGCAGTCGTCGCAAGGCTCAATCCACTTTTCAAGCTGATCTAGCGCGGGTTTGTTTGTGCTGCCTTCGACTTTTTCTTCACGCATAAATCTGTCCACTTCAAAGTCGGACATGGCTTCCATTAGATAACGCTTGGCTTTGCGTGCGTCGATCACCGAAGCGTCAATCTCATCGATAATCGAATCTCTAAGTAGCTCAAGTTTCTCGTAATCAAGATCGAACCCACGCCAACGACACGACGCAACAGAGCAAGTCAATACGCTATCTGTCGTTTCTTCAGGTTCACCGAATGCCCGGTACAACTTACGGGTCCATATCACGTCTTCAGTTGCGTACTTCATAGGCAAGCCCATCTTCCAATGGGCGACATGTGATCTCACGTGAGCCGGCCATGTACCTTTGTAAGCACCGATCATATTTGGCGGCGCGGCTTTGGTGGGCCACGACTCCATCTCGACGATCCGTTTAGCATAAGGTATGTAGCCTAGTTCAACGGGCTTGTTCTCAGGCATCATTTCCGGGAACGACTTAGTCGGCAACCCGAACACATAAGCGCAGAGCGGTTTCAACCCGCCGGACGACTTGGCCCGGCCAATGACGTCCCGCCAGTCGCGATCAATCCAATTACCTTTTTTGTCGAAGATCGGTTCGGAGTGCCAAATCGGCGTCGGATCGATATGCAAATAACTCTCTAGCTTCGTGTTCATGTTCAGGTAGTCAATCAACTTGTGAACTACACTCACGTGGACCTTATGGATTCGCCACTCTTTCTTACCCATAGACTGCTGCAATTCATTCTTGCGAGCAACCATCATGAGATCAACGACTTCGTAAGGCTTGACGCACTTGCCAAATCTCCCGTCGGCTTCGGCTTCGTACATCATGTTGATGTTCTTGATTGGGATCGTATCCTCCGGCACCAAGGACAGCATGTTGTAGATCTTTTGAATGTGAAAGTGGTCGAACGTGAGATTGAACCCGCAGACGCCTTCGTTCATCATTCGCTCGATCAACTCAAGCGTGTTTCCCGCAGGCTCATTCCACACGTCGTGAATCACAACCGGCCCATCGTCCTGGGCATATTGGATTATGACTGGGACTCCGTGGAATCCGATTGTTTCTGTATCATAGAAGTACATCCATTCGATCCTCGTTCACAAAGAGCACGTTAAGTCTACTGCCCATAAGCAAAGGCACGAGCTTAGGGCCATTCTGACTAATTCTCCAAGATCCGATTCCTGTGATGTCAGGCTCGAAGTTCTTGATGCTCACGATCCCTTTGATTGTGACTGGAACAGACTGACCGGCCTTTGCATTCTCAAGAGCGACGCCGAACAAATCACCAAGATAATTGCGGACTGAATAGTTTCCTAAGTGTGTGACAGGATCTCCTTTTGCAATGTCGCATTCAGCAAGGCAAGTGATAATCAGTTGACTACATGAACCTCCAATATCACCGTACGGCATTAAATTTCTCCCAGTTGTCTAGCCAGTGTTTTCTGATCCACACATCCACATCTTTGCCAACTACTTTCAAGAAGGCGTTAAATCTGTGGCGATCCATTTTTAGGATGCCTTCTGTGAATGGCGGAGTGGTGTTCTTTCTCGCTGTGATGACGTAGAATTCAAGAGACATCCTCACCCCAGTTTTCTGAATCGATCATAACTTCCCCTGGCCCCATCAACTCTAACTTGTATCTGAGTCTTGGGTTGTCGAAGTATTTCTTGATCTTTCCGTCAATGACCAACATCAACCCTTCGATAGCTTCTTCATCCGTCATGTAGTTGACGAAGACAGGATTGTGCACGCTCACCCACACATCATGCTTGCACGATATAAGAGAGTTCATCAACTCTTCAATCTTGTCTATGTCGATGTGAGCGTCAACATCGTCAATAATTAGCGTGTCGGTGGCCCGTGCACAAAGACTTTTGATTGCTTGGAGTCTCGCATATCCGGATCTAGAATCCGACAGGTACCGCATCCCTTCCAAGTTAGCTAGATACTTGCTCTTTCCGCCTCTATTTGGACCTATCAGTACTCTCAGCATTTCCATCTCCCAGCCGGACACTTATGAGCTTTGTGCAGTACGGCTGCCGGAATATGGCAGCCGCACAGCAAGCAAAACTCATCGTCATTGAATTCACACGTGGCGCACACATTCAAACGATCAATCATCTTCTCGTTACCGAAAAGAATGTACTGACTATTTTTGAGGAAACCCATTAACAGGACGCTCGTAGGTGCGCTCCGCAGCGTTCTCTTTAATAGCGGCCAGTTTCGCATAAAGGAGCTGAGTGTTTTCTTTGTACGATTCCAAATCATCGAAGATGTCCTTAAGTTCAGAGTCTTGCCGCGGATCGTGAATCAGTTCGTCGAACCAATCCATCAAGTCATAGTCGTTAATCACACCGTTAGTCCAGGCGATCACTTTCGACCACCCTTCGTAAGGCACCTGCTTACCGAACGCCCACTCCGTGAGTGCAGCACGCATAGGCTTGGTGCGCTCCATGAGCATGGTGGCTACATTCTGCTTCGTCTTGACGTCAGTCTTCGTGACTTTCGGCTTCTTGATGCCGTGCTCAAGCTGAAGCAGGATTTCGTCCAGCTTGTCGTTAAGATCAGCCGGGTCGGAGATGCTGTTCAACGTACGCACCAGAGCGTAGTCGAAGTTCATCTTACGGGCGATGTCGTTGATCTTGGTGTGACCACGCAGGACCATTTTCGCCAGCATCACGCGGGGCTGCACCCACGAACGGGACTTACCAAGCGTGCTCATAATGTCCTGCTCGGAATAGCCCTTCTTCACGAAGTGCATCAGAGCTTTCGATTCTTCGTAGAAGCTCAGCGCCTGACGTGAATCGTTCTCACGGAAGTTGGCCGCAACCCATTCGTCTTCGGACATCGACGGCTTGACAGTCGCCTTGTAAGTCGGAATGCCAGCTTCCTTACAAGCCTTGTACCGGCGAAAGCCGTTCACGAGAATGTACTTACATCCCGTGGCCGCTTGCTGCTCAGCAGTAGCCAAGCACACAGTACCCGGCTGATCTTGCCCGCCATTCTTGATGGACACCTTCAGCTCGGTGACATCAATGTTTGCCAGTTCACGGCTGTTCTTGTCGAAGTCAGCGTAGATCTCGTTCAGCGGAAGAGCGTAAATTCCTTCAAGTTCGATCATTTTAAAGTTCCTCTAATGCAATGCTTTGCAGGTTGACTTTCTTGTCAAGATTTTCCAAAATGTACTTGTCCACAGGGAGTTGTACAAGATCAACTATGCGACATCCACGAGTCATGTCCATACCCATATCTGTGCCGCGCTCAATAGACTGCATTCGAGCAGCGCCATCGAACGGGTTATGCCAATACATGATCGTCGGACTTGCACTGTAACTCACACCCGTACCGCCAGTGGCCGGATGTGCAACAACACATAACTTATCAGGGTATTCTTCGATATTGGCGAAAGCCTTGAGGGCTTCGCCGTTACTCTCGAAATCATGCTTAAATCCACGGCCGTCGATCTTTATGACCTTCCAGCCCTGTCTCAAAGCGATTTGTTCCATTCGATCAATACAGCCAAGGAATCCACCGAATGCCACAAAACGAGCGGCACTCTCTGCTTCGTCGAGCAACTCGATCATCTTGTCTTCTTTCGGGCACTCGACTTGTTCCGTGACTCGCTTCATCGGATGGACTCTTCCATTACCTTCGCAGCGTGTACATGTCGTATTGTCAGCAACATCCTTTCCTGTTGTCCAGCATTTGGGGCAATCAACCCACCGTGTTTCGTCCGGCACTTCTTTGTAGTAGAACCCGGCACTAAGCTGCGCGAGTTCGTTGAGTGCCACGGCGGGGCTTGATGCGGATCTTTTGATTTGAGCCGCGTATTTGAGAATCGTCCGTGAGGGCTTGAGTTCGATCATCTCGTAGATCTTCTCAGGCAGGTTCATACAATCACGCTTAAGGAACTTAATCGAAATACCCCTAAGACGTTCACCCAACAACTTAACTTCGTTGCGGGCCGGTACATAGCCGTGATCCGAATCATCGTGCCCATTCTTCGACCGCCCGCACTCGTCACATATATTGTCCGAGTTGCGGCAGAATGCTTTCACGGGGAATTGACCGCCGGTTTCGTTGTCCTTATATTCTATCTTGTAAATCTTTTCTTCCAAGTCTTTGAAACTATTCTCAGCTAGGAAGCCAGGACGTACAACTTCGATTTGGGACCAGAAATCAGCGGGGTTCTTAGGGCTGGGCGTACCGGTCATAGCAACTATATACGGCTGGTCATGACAACGCCGCATTTCATTGCATACATGAAACGCGGCTTGTGTGCGAAGAGTAGTCCAAGTCTTCAATGCGTGGCTCTCGTCGAACACGATCACTTCGGGCGGTATCAGTTTGTCACCATACTCCTTCAAGCTACTCACGAGTGCATCGTAAGTCATTAGACTAAGTTGTAAGTTAAAGCCCCAATTCCAGATCTCAACTTCGACGCCGGCAATAGCCGACTTGGGGCCGATGTACCAAGCACGTTTGCCTAGTCGTTCGATCACGCTCAGTACAGGCAAAGTCTTACCTGTACGCATCTCAGCCGCTATGTGGCATTGCTCTCGTGCCCACCAGTGTGAAGCCATAGCTTCCTGATGTGGCATCGGATCGAGAACTTTGCCTTTAGCTTTGCTGAACCGTGGCTGCATACCAAAAGGTTCGACTTGCTTAGTATACTTCGTGTATGGGCTAGGCGTGTGCGCGTCGAAGTAATCGAGCACCCACAAATTTCGTGGGTTGACCGGGGCTTCGTAGTGCATTGAATCTTTACGCCAGTTAGGCGGTGCCCCACCTTTCCATACTCTTCCCGAGAATGAATTGATGAACCGTTCTTTGACTACTTTGTTGTAGTGGCTAGGGATAATGATCTTATCCCCGGCCACCCGAACATCCATCTGTATAATGGAGTTACCTATTTTGACATCCACTTTTCGTGCTCCTTTTTCACCCTTAACACCTGCGACAAGACATAATAAAACGGATCAAGATCAATTGGCGGGTTGCTTAAGAACAACTCCCGCCATGCATCGATCGATCCGTAGTACACATAGTTTCCTTCTTTCTCAATTACGCTCACAGGTGTCAAGTCCAGTAGGGCGTCTGCCACCACAGCGAATGATAAGCACTGTGGTGGCAGACGAAGCGGGGAGGAGGCCCCTAACATTATAAGGGCCTCCTCCGCTATCTCAGGCTTACATAGTAGCTTAGCTACGTACGTCACCGGGATCGCTAATGAAGGCCGGAGGATTTCGGAATCGATGGATTGCATCGCGAACTTCTTCCTGTTCCGGCTCGTTGTGGATCTCAAAGTCACCCTGGCGAGCGGCAATCACCGTGCGCTTGTACTTGGCCTTGGGGCCAGTGGGCTGACTGTACAAAATGAACTTGTTGTTCTGGGCGTCGAGGCCGTCAAGGATCTTGGACGATCCCACGCTACGCTCGAAGTCAGTGCCGTGGAACACGGTCACGTACTCGCCGAATTCGGGGAGGTAGAACAGCCATTCGATACCGTACTTGTAACCGTTGACGCGGGCCTTAGCCTTCGCACGGTAATCAGCGTACTTGATCGGATCGCCACCCGAATCGACACCGGAAAGAACCGTCTCGAATTCACCTTCAGTGTAGAAGGAAGCCTTCGAGCGGTAGGCCAGACAGACGGCATCAACTTCTTTGCCGACAAGTTCATAACGACCGCTGTTGTAAACGGCCATCTGGTTCAGCTTCGTGAGCAACTCGACGTTCTCAGGAAGCTGAAGTTTTTCCATGCGGCTGTTGAGCACGCACAGGACGGGGAAGAAAGAGGAGACAGCAACTGCGTCTTCACGAAGTTCAGCATTCGGTGCAACAATGATCTCGTTCATGTTTCAAGTTATCCTTCGATGGTGGGTTCAAGTCCGCCGTTAAGTTCGGCAATGCGCTTCTGGTGCTTTTCGAGTTCTTTCTGTTTGCGGAGTTCCTCCTGGGCTTGCTGCTTGCGTTCGAATTCTTCACGGGCGGCAGAGACGGTGTCTTCGTCAAGCGAAACACCCCACTTCACGCCCTGGGTGAAGGCTTCCTGAAGAGCCGGATCGTTGTACAGGGCCTTGGCCAGATCGCCGGCTTCGATTTCCTGCATGATGACGGCACGATCACGGGCCTTGAACTTGGCCTCGAACACCTTGGGTTCCTTCGGCTTGGCGGGTTCGACTTTCTCGCCCGCGGCTAGGGCCTGCTTCGTAGCCGTGATCCGGTTCTTGAGGTCTTCGGTCTTCAGCACCTGAGCGGCCTGAATGAGTTCGTCGTTCTGGAGCTTCTTGCCAGCCTTCGACAACTCACGGGCGTTGTCCAGCGTGATCGTGCCGGACTCGACCAGGGTGATGACCTTTTCGTCCAGCTTCTCGCTGGAGAACTTCAGCGCATCACGGACGAAATCGACGGACTGACCGACGACCTTGGCCAACTCTTCGATCTTCAGACCGGGCTTCTCAGCCATGATGCGTTCATACTGACGGGCAACCTGCGTCTTCTTCTGAGGAATGCGCAGGGTATTGGCGCGGATCTGAAGACCCAGAAGTTCCCACCGGGGAGTGCCTTCGGGGTAGACGATCGCGGGGATCTCCGTGAGCTTGGCTTCCTTGGAAGCCGAAAGTCGGTGGAGGCCGTCGACCAGTTCGTAGTACTCGATCCCAGTCTCAAGGTTGGTGGCCTTGACCACGAAGATCGGGGAGTGGATCCCATTGCCACGCTTGAGGTCTTCGACCATGAGCATGTACTTTTCGTCTTTCGTCTCAGTTTCACGCAGCGCAGTGTCAAGCACCTGGATGTCGGCAACAGAGATCAGTTCAATCTGGTTCATTAGAATCTTCCTTTTGTTCAGCAGTCACCATGACCACTCTCTACTCTATAATACACTAAAAAGGGTACAAATTATCCAAAAATACGAGTTTGAAAAAAAATAGTTTGTCTCAGTTTCTCCTTTCAAATCATGAGGGAGGTCAATCGACCAATAGGACAATGCGACCATTGATCACGAAGAAGATCCGACCGTGAAGATCAGACCCTAGGTGGATCGGATATTTCCCGAAGTGACGGTCCGTGTACACTATCCGTCTCACGGGCGGGCCGGTCACGGGAGAGAGAGACTCCCCTTGATAGTGGTCGCGCTCTACAGACCCGACCGACCCTAAGATGATAATAAGAGCATAGACCGACGTTCTCTCCCTCCCGCGACTTTAGAGATTATCCGATCCACCGACTCTGAGATCCGACCGACGGCCGACGTTGATCTTAGGATGGGCCGCGGCCTCTGATCGACTGCTCGACCACGAGACTGCGAATATCCTCGGACAGCGCCGTGGCCTGATCGCGCGTCATGCGAATGACGACTTTGTCCGTCTTCAACGTGACGACCTCTCCTCTAAGCTCAACCCTATGTCCTGTGATGGCGACCCCGGACTTCGTGAAGTAGTCCTGCCACTTACGAAGTTCGTCCCGGATGTACTTGTCTTGTATGCGGTTCATCAGATATTCAAACATGAGATAACTCCAAGGTAGTAAGTCAATGCGGCCAATGGATCGTTGAACTCAACGTTTTTGTCTTTGTCTTGTACTTCCTCCCACAACACTTCCTTCTCTAGATCGTAGATCTTGTTGAGCTTGTCCTGATCGTATGGAACACCGAAGTGATCGTAGATCTTGCGAAGCAGCCGTTCTTCGTAGTTCACAAAGCTCTCACCCGTGGCGCTGATCGTAAGCTCACATTTGATGGGCGTCGGTATGTCACCCAGGTACGCCTCCGCCGCATCGTGCAGATAGGCATGAATCTTCAGATCATCGGACGGCACTCTTTTCGCTAAGTTAATGCAATGCCGGGCGACGCACACATTGCTGTGTCCATTCCAACGAACTTGCCGGGCAAGGGACTCGGCAATATCCCAAATATCTATGACGGGATCCTCAAGATCAATCAGCCCGGAAAATCTAGTCCACACTTTCATCCAGCATCTCCTTGAATCTGAGAAGGAACTTCTCAGTCTCTTCCCGTGAGGGAGCGTCGTACACATACAAAGACATAGAGTCCTCTAGTCGCGTACAGCGCCCATCCCACATACCCGTGTCTCTGTAGTGGGTCATCCGAAAGAACAATCCACCAACGCTGTAAGTGTATCTCACAAACGTCTCATTCGGCGCCGTGTTCTCAGTCCAGTCCATCAAGATCTAAGCTCCTCTATGATTCTGTTCTTCAACATAGTCATGTTGTCCTCTTCGAGAAGTCCACGCAGATGTAATCATCGTCAAACTCCTGGAATCCATCATAATCTGTAGTATGTCTATCGATCATGTTTCCTTACTTTCGTTATGACCGGCACGCCGATCAGCGGGTCCCGCACTTCAACTTCATACTCAGAATCGCTATCAACCGCTACCCGTGAATACATCACGCCGCGGTCCGTGGTCACGTATCTTCCGTTGACTCCCTCCACTACGACTATATACGTTTCACGGTCGAATCCACCGTAGAAACAGTAAACAGCTAGCCCGATAAGACATCCGATTATCGCTCGTTCGAGGTTCATGCTCTAAGCCCCAAGTAGGCCACGATCAGATACAGCACGCAAACATAAATCATGTCCATCTCCTTAAGTTGACAGGTTGAATCAAACTATGCGACAGCAAGTGCTTATTTTCGTCGGAAATCGACGGCCACCAGTATCCATACTTATCACTTCGAGCGTAGAT